AGCGACGCTCCTGATCGACCTGCTCTTGTGGGCCCACGAAGAGAGCCGGAGCATCCGAGACGCCGCCCGAGACCACTTCGCGCGCACCGGATCATGGGCCGGCGCCCCGCGCTGGGAATGGCCCGAGCCCCACCCACCCTACCCGCCCGCGATCGACCCCCTCACCGCCGCCGAGCTGCGCGCCCGCAGCCCCAAGGATGCCGAATGACCGCCACCGACCTCACCCTCACCGACATCATGGAACACCTCGGCGCCGCATGGTCCACCTGCGGCGATGCCGACGGCGCCGTGCTCGGCCTGCTCTTGCGCTGGGAGTCCGTCAGCGACGCCGTGGCGGACGGCGAGACCGAGGCCGCCGACCTCATCGTCCGCACCGCCGAGGCGACCTGCCCCGGCCTGCTCGCCGCCGCCCGGATCTACGCCCAGCACGTCGAGGGCGGCTGGCCTCACCCCTACGACGAGCAGCGCGTCCGCGCCCTTTTCGCCGAGCACATGGGCCGCGATCCCTTCGGCCAGCCCACCGTTGCATAATCTTCGCCCCGCCTATTGACGCGCCGCCTACCCCGGACTAAGCTCAGGCCACCAACCCGGAGCCCGACATGACCGCTTCCCCCTACCTCGACGATACCGACCACGCCGAGGCCGCCGCGATCGAGGCCGCGACCGGCGCCCAAGTCCGCGCCGCGCTGTACCCCTACCTCGACGCGCTGCTCGACGTGAACCCCGACGGACACGAGCACCTCACCGACATCGACTCCCCGGCGCCCGGCTCCGACTGGATCGCCGCCTTCCGCGGCCCGACCCGCTTCGGTTGGAAGGGCAAGCGGTGGCCCGCGCCCCTCAACGCTGAGATCGTCAACGTGCTCAGCGACCTGTGCGACCTCGAGCAGGCCGCCTATCGCGCCCACCACGGCATCGGCGTGAAGCCCGACACTGCGGAGCCCGCATGACCGCACCCCGAACCATCGAACTCGCCCCCAACTGCGGCATTGGCGCCCGCGATGGCGTCTGCCGCGTCATCTACATCGACCCCGCCGCCTTCCGAGGTCACCCCTACTGCCCCGACCTGATCCCAATCCCCGCAGCCAAAGCTGCCGAGATCGTCGCCCTGCTCGTCGAGACGTACGGCCCCGGCATCCTTCCGCCCGCCACGGAGCCCGCATGAGCGCCACAGCCACCCCGGTCGAAGTCGACCAGATCCGCCAAGACCCGCGCGACGACAGCTTTGTCCTCGTGATGAGGTGCGAGACGTACTTCGGGCTGGGCTACATGACCCGCCCCGTCGATCGCTTCGGCCAGCCGACAGGACGGATCGACCGACACCTGCTTGAAAGCACGATCACCACCTGGGCCCTTATGCCCGCCGACACCATCATGGAGCCCCAATGACCGTCAACAAGTGCATCCTCATCGGCAACCTCGGCCGCGACGCCGAGATCCGCAACACCGGCGGCGGCACCACCATCGCCAACCTGCGCCTCGCCACCACCGACCGCCGCAAAGCCCAGGACGGCACCTGGGAAGACCACACCGAATGGCACAGCGTCGTCGCCTTCGGCAAGACCGCCGAGATCATGGAGAAGTGGGGCAAGAAGGGCAAGATGCTCTATGTCGAAGGCCGGCTCCAGACCCGCGAGTACACCGACAAAGACGGCAACAAGCGTTGGTCCACCGAAGTCGTCGCCAACGAGATTCGCCTGCTCGGCACCAGGGACGCCGACGGCACCACCACCACAGCCCGCCAGGACGCCCAGGATCGCGGCGGCACGTCCGGCCGGGCCAGCGCCGGGGGCAACGCCTCGCGCGGCACCACGGGCCGCCAGGAGCCCCAGGGCGGCGGCTACCCCGACGACGATCTGCCCTTCTGAGCCGACCCCGTAGCCCACCACCCCGACCACCAAAGCCCCGCCGGTCCACGCCGCGCGGGGCCTTCGCTTGCCCGCGGCCGGACACGACGAAGCCCCCTCATGCGCTGACGCCGGCAAGCTGCGCGCACGAGGGGGCCGAGGTAGTCATGCCGGAGCAACCCGGCGCCAGGGTCATACCACGCCGCCGCCGACCGCGCCACCCCAAAAGAGCAGGGGCCGCCGAGTCATCCCCGACGGCCCCGATACGCCTCCCGCGCGTGGCGGGTGCGCTGCCTCAGTCTACACGATCTCGCACGACCCGCCAGCGCAGGCGAAGGTCCGCGACCCCTCCGACACGCCCGTCTCGTACATCGCCAGCGCCGACCAGTCGACATCGGGCAGAGCAGCGACCCGCGCGGCATACTCGGCCTCGGTCAAGTCCGTCAGCGGCGTGCCGTAGTACACGATCCCGCTGTCCGGCAGGAACGACACGCCACCAAGCCGCCCTTCAACCCCGCGCTCCCACACGCGCTCCCGCACACCGTCCCACTCATCGGCCCGCACGTTGACGGTAACGCTCTGGTTATGCCCCTTCTCGGCGAGCCAACCGGCATTGACGACGTCAAGCCGATCGAGCAGGCCCAGGGCCGTCTCATCGCCCCGGACCAAAGCCGAGTCCGCGACCCGCATGGGCAGCTCAAAGAGCCACCCGCCCACGTCTTCGGGCTGCATCGTGCCCGCCGCCAAGGCCGCCGCATCGCTCGCCCATTCGGGGATGCACGGCACCCCAGCGGCCCGCAAGACCGCGCAGATCGGAGACTTCGCCGACACCGTGATCCGCCGCAGGTAGCGCCGCGCATGGTGGGCATGGATGCCGCTGGAGCAGCCCAAGAACACCGAGCTGTTCCCGTCCGGCTTGCCGCAGGTGACCCCGGCCGCCGGGTTGATGCCGAGAACACCGGCCCAATAGTCATTGGCGTCGATCGCGAGCCGGTTCATGTCCTGCAACTTGGCGATCGAAGACACGACTTGGGGACAATCCGCCTGCCCCGACAAGCCCACGCCGAGCAGCGCATCCCGGCGCGTCACCTCGCCCCAGCCCGCGCGTAGGCCCCGGAACCGCGTACACGACGCCTGGAGCGTGCCGATGAAGGCCGCCAGGGCGACCTTCGCGCGGGCGCTTTCGAGGTCATCCCAAGGGCGCAGGATCACGTTCGACAGGTTGCAGAACTGCCCGCCGCCGTCCGCGCCTCTCGGGTCGGCCGCATCCTGCCAAGCCAAGCCGATCTCGACGCAGGGGTTCGCGCGCAGCTCAACGCCCCGGTACGCCATCCGGGCCGGCGAGAAGATGCCCCGCTCACCCGCGCCCGACGACTGGAGCACACACCACTCGGCGTCAAAGTCCGCACGGCTAAGCCCTTCCGGCCATACCCAACTGTTATTGGCCTGCCCACGCTCGGCCGGGATGCTGACACCCAAGCCCTGCGCCGCCGGGTAGTGCTTCGCCCAACGCAGGGCCGGATCGCTGACGTCCGAGAAGCTGATCATCGCCGACCGCCGGACGCCCCCGACCTGAACAGCCCGCGCCGCGAGGCACAGCAGGTCATGCACCTCGATCGGCCGCAAGCGCCGACCCTCGCGCCCAGCCCGATGGATCGCCGTCCGAAGTCCTTCAAGGTAGCGCCGCAAGGGCTCCGGGCCGCTGGCCTCGCCCCCTTTGGTCTTGAGCGACGCGCCCGCGGGCCGGACCCGCGAGAAGTCAAAGGACACACCCTGGCCCTCAAACCACGCCCCGACGCCGACCTGAACCGCGTTGGCCCACCCCTCGGTGGAGTCCTCGACAACGTGGGAAACAGGCATCACGCCGGACGGAGCCACAGGGATCGGGAGCTTCGACACGAAGCGATCCTCGACGCTGAACCCAAAGCCCGTCCCGTGCATGAGGATGTAGAGGCTTTCCCAGAAGACCGCGACTGAGTCCGCCGGGGCAAAGGCGCAGTTGTACAGCGCGATATCGTTCTGGTCCAAGACATCGCCGGCCGACCAAAGCGCCCGCATCGACGGCATGACCTCGCGCCGAAACACGGCCCGCACCGCCTGCCGAAGCTCAGCCTCGGCCCCCTCATCGTCGGCCTGCGCGCTCAACCGATGGAGCATGTAGCTACCCCACCGGATCACCGTCTGCCGCCACGTCTCGCGCTGCCCGTCCGGCCGGATCTTGGCGTACGTCCGCAGCCGCACGATCTCCGACGCCAGCCGCGCGCCCGGCGACAGGCCCGCCAGCGCGTCATCGTCGGCCAGATCGGCCAGCCACCCCTCAACGTCCATCTCGCGCCTCTCGCGATCCTCTGCCCACGTCGGCGGCACCGCCACGGCGTCGCCAATGTCGAACCTCACACCACCCATCACGACCTCCAAAATCAAGCGCAGACCCCCAGCCTACCACAGACCGGGGGCCAGTCCAGCCCTCCGCGCCGGCCGACTCAGTCCAGGCGCATTGGCATGACCACGAAGACGGCCTCGGGCCGCCCGTCGACCCGGACGATCACCGGATCGAGCGCCTCGCCCATCTCCAGTCGCACGGTCTCAGCCCGCGTCGCGCCGAGAACCTCCAGGAGATACCGGGCGTTGAAGCCGGTGGACAGCGGCGACCCCTCAAACTCGCACGCCACTTGCTCGGTGACGCTGCCGGCCTTGACGTCCTGCGCCGACACGACCAAGCCTCCGTCGCTGAACGCGATCCGCACCGAGCTGTTCTTGTCCGACGCCATCAACGACGCCCGCTTGAGCGCCGAAGACAGCGCCGGGCCGTTGACCGTCGCGATCCGCTTCGGCCGGGCCGGCATGATCTGCCGGTAGTCCGGGAACTCCCCCTCGACGAGGACGCCGCCCAACTCGACGTCGCCGCAGCGCGCCGTGATCCACCGCTGCCCGATCGTCAGCGTCCACTCCTGCTCGGTGCCGCTGATCAGGCTTGACAACTTCGCCGCGAACGGCCGGCTGATCAGGCTCTTGCGCTTCGCCAGCGTCACCGGGGCCGAAGCGACACCCTCCGACCAGCTCAACCGCGACCCGTCGGTGGACACCACCCGGATCCGCGACGGCTCGCCAGCCTTGACCTCGACGGCCTCGATCAGCAGGCCGTTCAGGCCATAGCGGTTCTCGTCGCTGCACACCGAGAACACCGTCTCCTTGAGCATCCGGGCCAGATCGCCGCCCTTGATCACCGTCACGGCGTCCGGCACCGCCCGCGCCATCTCCGGCATTTCGCCCGACAGGGGCGGATAGTCCGCGGAATCGGATGCCGAGAGGCTGTAGCGCGAGCCGCCGGCCTTGACCTCGAGCACGCCCTTGCCCGTCTTGCCCGTCACGCGCAAAAGCACAGAGTCGCCCGGCAGGCCGCCGATCACGGTCGCCAGCCGGGCCGCATCGACCGCGACGCCCCCGGTGTCGGTCACGCCGTCCGCCCCCGCGGTCCCGAGCGACACACGCTGGATCAGGGTCAGCGACCCGCCTTTGGCTGACACGGTGAGGACGCCGTCATGGTCGGCGCTGAGCAGCACGCAGCCCAGGATCGGGTTCTTTGCGGCCTTGTCGGCGACGCCCGCCGCCCGCTGCAAGATGGGGCCGAGCAGGCTGATTGGGGCTGAAAGTGCGAGCGTCATCGGTCGTCCCCCTCGCCGACAATCATGCCCCGCTGCGCCCGATCGCCGAGCTTCGCGAGGTTCATCGTCGCGATCTGGTCAAGGTCGAACCCGATCTCGTGAGCGCAGGCCGCGACCTGCCACAGCACGTCACCCAACTCCAGGGCAACGGCCGTCCGGTCCATCGGCTCCGCTTTACGGGTCGCCTTGGCGATCTTGCCGCACACCTCGCCCGCCTCTTCGGCGAGAGCAAGGAAGGGGTAAAGGGCCACGCCCCGATGGCACGGATTGGCCCCATAGGCTGCGAACTTACCGGCTTTCTGTTGATATTCATACAAGGTCAAGGACACCTCCTGCGCCAATCGCGGCGCGCCCTCCCTTCTACCGCACCGCCGCCCCGCAGTCAATAGCGGCACCAAACAAGCGCCACGAAAGTCGAAAGACCGCACCACGTCGCCTCTCTCGACTTTCTTTCACCTTTCTTTGCCGCGGCTATTGACCGGGTAGACAGGCCGGCATAAGCTCCTGGTGTCGGAAGGACGCGGCGCCGAAGCCGCCAACCGACACGAGGACACCGACCATGAGCACCGCCACAACGGTCTGCATCCCAACCTCGCGCGACGTCGCTGTCGCGATCCGCGCCGCCCACCCGAACCTGAAAGTGTGGGCAACGTGGAGCTTCACTGGCGACATGATGACCGAGTGGGCGCTGCCTTTCGCCGAGGCCCCCATCCTCCGCCAGCGCACCACCTACACCGAGACGATGAGCGCCGACGGGCTGATCATGCGGGCCGATGAGCACCATGAGCAGTGGCTGATCGCTGTCGTTGAGATCGATCCGGAAGGCTGACCCCACGGGCCCGCCGCCGGCCCTCAATCGGCGGCCCCTTTCTCAACGAGCCGCAGGGCTCCAATCGGCGCCGGGCCCCTGCTGCTCGGTCTGTGTCCCCCGCGCCGACGCTGGCCGCGTCAAGCCCCGTGCATCCCGCCCCCACGGTCACTCAGGGGCGGGCCTTTCACCTGACAGGAGACAGCATGACCGACTCCACCCCGATCGATTGGGATGACCTGTGGAGCGCCGCACACGCCGATGCCAAAGCCGCCGCAAAGGAACTGCCCACCCTACAGGGCAAGGCCGCTGCCCTCCACGTCGAGCGGCACGCCGCCGCCGAGCACGCCGCCGCGGTCGCCGCTCGCGCCGATGCTGCCAACCGCGCCGCAGACAAGGCGCACACGACGTCCACGGCCTGCGCCGTGATCAGCGGCGCCGCGCAGACCCCGAGCGGTCGGGCCGCGCTGATGTGTGTGCTGATGCGGGACGGCGACCATGCCGCCATGCTGTCAGCGCGGACCCGTGGCCTGATCGACGCGCAGGGCTGGACACCGCTTGCCCACCGCGTCCGCGCCGAGATCCTTCGACTGACCACCCCAAAGGAGCCGACCCAATGACCACCGACCCCTTCAACCCCTTCGCCTCGCCACACGTCGTCACCTACTCCAACCGCGACGAATGGCTCGCCGACCGCACCGCCCGCGCCGCCGATGGACACCCCAGCATCGGCGCGTCGGACATCGGGAGCATCTTCGGCTGCGGCTTCCGGTCGCCCGCCGAGACTGCGCTGATCATGCGCGGCATCGCCGAGCGCGAGCCGGATAGCGACGACCCGATGAACCCCCTCAACGTGGGCAGCCGCTTGGAGTCCGTCGCCCTGCGTGAGTACGCGCTGATCAACGAGATCGGGCGCGGGAATGACTACATGGAGGGCTGCATCATGCGGTGGACACACCCGGCCCACCCGTGGCTGTCCGTGTCGCCGGACGCCCTGATCGTCGAGGATCGCGCGGTCGTCGGCGCTGTCGAGTGCAAGATCCCCCGCGGCGCCTGGGCCCTCAATGACTACGCCCCCCAACTCGACGCCCCGGACGGCTACTCCCTCGCCGCCACCCTCGCCGACCCCGACGGCCCCGCCGTGCCCCGCGGCTACGCCCTCCAGGTGCTCACTCAACTCGGCGTCATGCGCGCCTGCGGTGCCCCGGTGACGTGGTGTGACGTCTGGGTCTGGCCGTCGCCCCACGAACATCGCCGGGTCCGCCTGCTCTGGGATGACGCCACCGACGCCGCTTTCGCCGCGGTTGTCTCTGCCGTCGCCGAGTGGCGCCGCCGCTTCGTCATCGACGGCGAGGATCACCCCATCACCTGCGCCGACGACGCCGCCGTCATCGTCCGCCACTGGGCCCATGAGGGGCAACACGAGGCCCCAGGGCTCGCCGCGACTGCTGCCCGCTACACCGACCTTGGCGCGCGCATCAAGGCGCTACAGGCCGATCAGGACGCCGCCAAGGCCATCCTGCTCGACGCCGCCCGCGCTGCCGGTGCCGACCGCCTGATCATCCCCGACCCAAGCGCCAACCCCCTGGCCCCCAAGAAGGCCGAGCGCGAGGGCCGCCCCGGCCGGATCACGATCTCCCGCGGCCTCCGGGTGACGCCGGGCTGGCTCGCCACCGCCTGCGGTCCTGCCCTGCTCGACGACGTGACCGCCGCGCCCCAGCCGATCCACGTCCCCGGCGTCACCGTCGCCGAGGCCCGCGAGGATCGCGCCGACCGGGCCGCTGCGCCCGCTGCTGATCTGCCCGCGGACATGCTCGCCGCCCTGTCCAGCGGCGACCTTCCCGCCGACTGGTAGCCCGCCGCGAAGTCGAGAGCCCGCACAGGATCGGCGCTCTCGACTTTCTTGCGGTATTGTTTGCGACGGCTATTGACCGGGTTGAGGCGCCTGGATAGACTGCTGGTGTGGGGGGCGCCGAACCAAGCCCTCCGGGAGACACCGACCATGACCATCAACGCCGCCAAGATTTCTGCCCGTTACCCCGGCCGCTGCCTGTGCGGAAACTCATTCAACGTCGGCGCCGCGATCTACTGGGATGGCTCGGTTCGCCGCGCGACCGGCTGCCCCGCTTGCGCGCCGCGCAAGGCGATTGTGGGCGAATCTGTGAGCATCGGCGGGGGCCTCATGGTCCGCTTCGATCGGCACCCGGATACCGGCGCGGTGATCTTGTGCCAAGTGACGGAGACCTGTGGCGCCTTCGGGGCGTTCGAGACCTACGCGCTAATGGGTGGCGTCTGGAAGCTGCGCGCTACCGGCCGCGAAGCCGTGCTGACCAATGTGGCAACGCACGATCAGATTGAGTCCTGGCGCACTGAAGCCGCCGCCTGACCCGCCGGGGCAGCCCGGCGCCCCATCCATCCCCCGCGCCGACCGGGCCTCCGGCGCGACCCCTTCGCCCCAACGGAGCCGACCATGACCACCGAGCCGGCCACCGCCGAGGCGCGCGCCGAGGCGCTTGACCAGTTCCGCACGATCCGCCGATACCGCACCATTCAGGCGCGAGCCATCGCCACGGACATCGACTGCCACCGCAAGCCGGCCCGGATCATCGCCGCGCAGCTTCGGCAGTTGGCCGACTGGATCGAGCAGACGGCCGACCGCGATCCCACAGAAGACTTCGTCTCCCGTCGCTGACCCCTCACCAAACCAAACACACCGGATCATCACGATGGACCTCCCCCAAATCTCTGCCCTCGCCGGCATCGCCGCCCTCCGCGCCTGCGGTCACCCCGGCCGCAGCACCGACGCCCCCGCCCCGATCGCCGGCTACGCGCTCGCCTTCTCAGCCGCCGTCACCGGGCTCGCCGTCGCCGCGCAGACCGGCACCCGCCCCGATCTGACCGATTGGACCGGCGCCCCATCCGAGCAGATCGCCCAGGCGCTCTACTCGATCGCCCGCGACGGCCTGATCCCCGGCGGGATCGGCGATCCGTCCGCCACCGCGTACCTGTTCAAGGCCAAGGGCGGCCTCGCCCCGACCGGCCGCCCCTCGCCGCGCGGCCGTCTGGCGATGGCCCGCGCCGCCGGTTGCGACGTCCGCACCGTCACCGTGGGCAAGGCCGACCAGCTCACCCTCGACGACTCCGGCGACGTGTCCAGCCTCACCCTCGACCCCGACGCCCGGCCCTCCGCCTGGGGCGACCTCCGCGGCGTAGTGCTGCACGTCGACGACCTGCACACCGGCGCCCGCCGGTCCTTGTGGATCGCCCGCGCGGACCTCGCCGAGCGCAAGAGCAAGGCAGGCGCCAAGAGCGCGTGGGACACCGACGCGATCGGAATGGCGCTGACCAAAGCCGTCGCCATCGCCATCACCCGCGGAGCCATCCCGCAAGCGTCCTTGATCCCCGCGATCCTCGCCGCCTGCGCCGCCCATCCCGCCCCGGCGCGCCCCCTCGCGATCGAGGCCATCACCCCGCGCCAGATCGCCGAGGCCCCGCCCCAGCCCATGCCCGCCCCGCCGACGCAGGCCGACGACGACGCCGAGCCCGAGCCCACCCCGGAGCCTGCACCCGACGGCCCGATCGAGGTCCGCCTCGACGCCTGCGCCGCTACCGATCCCGACGCCGAGCCCGGCCCGACGATCGCCGATGACGTGGCGGGCGACCTCGCCGCCGACGCCGAGTGCAGCCGCGACCACGCCGAGCAGGCGATCGACGTGGCGATCGAAGCCCTGCGCGCCGCCGGGAAGCCGCACCACAACGGCGCCCTGCGCTCGCCCCCGGTGTGGGGCCGTCTGATTCAGCGCGCCGCCGCCCTTGCCCGCGCCGACGAAGCCGCCGCCCACAACGCCTGACCCCAGCGCATGAGTCGAGAGCGCGCACCCCGTCGGCGCTCTCGACTTTCTGTCGGTATTGTTTGCGACGGCTATTGACCTCACACGAGCGAGCCGATAGAGTCTGTGTGTGTGGGCGCCGAACCAAGCCCTCCGGGAGACACCGACCATGACCAAGAAGCTCAAGATCGGCGGCTACGCAGAGTCAACCGTCCGCGCGTACTGGGACTTTTACGCCGAGTGCGATATGCCTTCCATCGACGAAGACGACGCCGACCTCAAGGTTTTGGTGTCCGCTTATGACCCTAAGTCGAGCACGATCGCGATCACCCCGGACACTGCTGCGGCGATCCGGTGCGCCCTCTGCGCTTTGGCCAACGCCGAAGACGAGACCTATGAGCGCGAGCGCCGCAAGGCCGCTGAGGTCTGCGATGTGGAGTTCCGTGATGCCGCTCGACATGCCGCCCGCGGGCTGAGCGGGCTCTACACCAAAGCCTGCACCGTCTTCGCCTGACCCCCTGGCGTCCCGGCGCCTCATCCACCACGCGCACTGACCGGGATCGGCGCGCCCCCAGGAGCCCCCATGATCGACGTCAACGACCTGCTGCGCGCCCTTCGCGACTTGTGCAACGGCGGCTGGCAATAGCCACCGGGCGCCCGTAGCCCTCCCCCTGCGCGCCGACCGGGCCTCCGGCGCGCACCCTTCGCCCCAGACATCAACGGAGCCGACCATGACCACGAAGCCAAAACCCCGCACCCGCACCCGCATCGCTAAGCAGCCCCAGTGGGACAGTTACTGCCTTGACGAGATCGTCATCCCCATACAGCGCGCCGCCGATGACTCCGATCAGATCATGCTCTACGACCTCAACGGGATCGACATCGTGTGCCATCCCGGCGAGTCGCTGAAGACCGCCGTGCGACTCTGGATGGAGGCGCTGGACGCCGAGGATGCCGCCCGCTGACCTGCGCCCCTTCGCGCCAGCTATTGCGCCGGCACGGTCAATAGGGTAGGCTGACAGCCCGAGGAAGCCCCCTATGACCGACGCCACGCCCAAGACCGTCAAGCCCTACGCCCGCATCGCCACGCACCCGGCCGCCGCCCTGATCGGCCGGGCACCCGATGACGTCTGCGCCGCGCTGATCGGCGCGACGACCGAAGGCGTAGCAGCCCGCCGCCGCACGATGGGTCTGGACAGGCCCGATCCCGTGCTGTGGCAAGACGATCACGACTTGGTGCACGAGGTCTTGAGCGCCGCGATCACGGAGGGTCAAACCGACCCCGAGCGCGAGGCCGCCCTGTATGCCGACCTGTCGCGCTTGATGCCCCTACCGGACGCCCCATGACCACCCGCACCCGAACCCGCAGCCTCCCCCGCGCCCAGCAGTCCACCATCCACCTGGGCGCCGAGCGTGCCGCGTGGCTGGCTGCCCGCGCCGAGGCCGATGGATGTAGCCGAGGCGGCGCCCTGCTCGCCCTGTGGCCGCGTAGCCCCTCAGGCGGCCTCTCCTGCCCGCGCCCCCGGCACCCGCGCGCGCCGATGCCGCTGGCCGTCCGGGGCATGGCGCGCGAAGGTCTGCCGGCGGTCGTGACGCTGAACGGCCCGGCTTGGATCGACGTGGCTGAGGGCATCTTGGCGGCGGTCGCCGCCCAGGGGTGGACGCTGTCGGCCGTGGCGCGGGCGGTGATTGACGCGCATCTGGAGGGGGCGTGAACCCCATCCCCCTCATGGTCGAACTCTGCGCCGGCACCGCCGCCCTGTCCCTTCGCCTCCACCGCGACGGAGCCAAGCCCCCGGTGTCCCGGCTTGGCGCGAAAACGGGCTACGCCAACGTCATCCTGCGCGTCCTCGGCCTCATCCCCGGCCAGCGCGCCGCCGCCTATCTGTGGTGCGAGCCCGACCCCGGCGTGCGGCTCCTGCTCGAAGCCTACCGCGACGCCGGGCTGGCCCGCGAGGCCGCCGCCATCATCCGGTCGTGGGCCGCTGAAGACCCGCGGGCGCTGTGGGAGCGGCTGCGCGCGGAGGGGCCGCCGCGGTTGCCGGACGGGGGCGCGGAGGCGGGTGAGGTGGCGCGGTGGCTGGCGATCTGGGGCTGGCACTACCGCCAAGGCGACTGGCCATCGGGCGGGCCGGTGTTGCCCGGCGACCGGAGGCAGGACACGACCGCGACCGCGACCGCGACCGCGACCGCGACCGCCAAGGCTGGGCTCGACGTGCCCGCCACGGTGTGCCCCGACGCCCGCGACGTGGACCCGCGCGAGGTGGCGCGGTGGGCGCACCTTCACGGGGTCGGAGTGAACGGCAAAGGCCCCGAAGCCGGCTTCGGTGGATGGGAGCGGCCCTTCAAACAAGACGGCGTCACCGTCAGTGTGCTGCGGCAAGCGGGCCACCCCGACGTGCTCGGCCCCGCCCTGTCGGTGCTGCCCACCCTCCCCGCCGCCATCACGCCCGATGCCCGCGACGTGGACCCGCGCGAGGTGGCGCGGTGGTGCCAGATCGTCGCCTCCAACCGGCTGATCCACACGGCATGGTCGGAGGCCGAGCAGCGGTGGATCAACACGGGCGACGGCGGGGCCACGTTCGGCGGGTCGGCCTTCTGCTCGGCGCCGGAGCGCACGGCCGAGGGCCTCGACGGCGTGGTGGGCGACCTGCCCGCGGCGGTGGAGGTGGACGCGCGGGCGGTGGACCCCGGCCCCGCTTTGCCGCCCGGCACGGTGGTGTTCATCGATCCCCCGTATTCAGACGTAGCGCCGATGATACCGCCGATGTGTGCGGCAGAGCGGCTGCCGCTTGACGCTTGCGGGCGTGAGGAAGGTGACGCCGCACTCAGCGCAGTTGGCCTCAATCACCTTCGGGAGCCGGTCGGTCATCTCAGGGTGGCCGTCTTTGAAGTGCTCCGCGCGGCTGGGGTACAAGTGGAGGTTCTCGATACGGTTGTCGAGCGGGTCGTGATTGATGTGGTGGACGACCTCGTCTGGAGTCAGTTCGCGGCCAAGGTGAAGCTCCATGACAAGGCGGTGCTCCATGATGCGCCGTCCATTGTGCATCACCTGCCGATACCCGTTCTGGAGCCAGCCCTTGCCCTTCCCGGTGCGCCCGATGGCCGCCTTGGCTTGGATCTCGGCGGTGATCTCAGGCAGTTTGCCCTCCGCTGCCAAGCGCAGCCCGGTGCGGCGGCGCAGTTCGCTGAGGCAGACGCCTGGGCAAGTTGCGCGCTTTCCGCACGTCGGGTTCCACGGGCGGGAGAGGGTGGTGCCGCAGATCTGGCACGGGACTTGGAACGGCATTGTTTACTCCGGTTGAGGGTGCGTCTCGATACTAACACACATCTCATCATTCCGGGCAGAAAAACCACCGGCTACGCCTCGGACCTGCCCCGCGCCGACGTGGTCGCGCTGGCCCGGCGGTGGGCTGCGGCTGGGGCGACGGTGTGCATCAGCGAGGCCGAGCCCATCCCGGAGCTTGTCGCCGAGGGCTGGCACGCCGTCCGCATCGACGGCGAAAGGGTGGGGCAGAAGCGCACTTTCAGCAAACAGCAAGCCGAATGGCTGACCTTGAACCGGGCGCCCGCTTGGGTGCCGAGCGTTCAGCAGGGGTTGTTTGGATGACCACGCCCGCCAAAGCCCCGCGCCCCAAGCGCGCCCCAAAGCCCCGCAAGCCGCCCCCCGAGCCCCAAGCGCCCCTCCCGCTGGCCTTCGGGTCGACGCCCCGGATCGTCATCGGGATCGACCCCGGAGCCGTTGGGGCCGCCGTGATCCTGCGCTGCGGCATGTCCGGCCCGCCCGCCCTGATCGCCGCTGTGACGTGGGCCGAGCGCACCCGCAGGAGCGGCACAGTCTACGCCCCGACGTGGTGGCCCTCGCCGATGCGCGCTGCCCTCAGCCTCCACGCCATCGGCGACGCGCTGGCCCGCGAGGCCACCGAAGCGGCGGGTGTCGCCCTGCCTACCATGCCGATCCATGCCGCAGTCGAGCGCCAGTATTCCGGGCGCTTCGCCGCCGCTGGCCTCGGGGTGGCGTGGCTCGCTGGCCTGATCGCCGGCCCCATCATCGACGTCGCCGCCCACGTCGGCCGCCCTGCCCCATCCGAATGGCGCGCCGTCGCCGCCCCACTCGCATCCCAGCGGCGCAAGAAAGCGGCGCACGGCGACGTGAAGCCCTGCCCGCGGGCGATGGGTGCCCAGCTCGCCGGCGGCTGGCCCGCGGACCTGCTCGCTGCCCACGGCCTGCCCGCTGACAGCGACGGCGCCGACCTGCCCGTCGATCTCGGCGAGGCCCTGGGGATCGCGCTGTGGGCTGCGGCGAAGACGGCGTAACGGTCGGGCTTCTCACCTTTCTTCGGTGATTGTTTGCATCGGCTATTGACCGGGTGAGCAGGAGCCGATAGGCTGAGTGTGTCGGGAGCGCAGCGCACGGAGCGCCCAGCCCGACCGGAGCAGACCATGACCAGCCACGATCGCCTTATCGCCCGCTTTGCCTTCGATGTGTTCAGCCGCGCCCAGGCCCGCGCCGCCGGCCTGGAGACCGACCTGTTCGCCGCTGAGGCTGCTGGTCTGGTGCGCTTCGTGCGCTGCGCGGGCGCCGATGCCGGCCCCTACCTGCCCGAGAACGAGATGTTCCGCTGCCTCGCGTAGCCCGGCTACTGACACACCTACCGCCGCCCCGAGCGGCACGGAGACACGATGCCCTGGGACGATGACACCAACGGCTACGACGGCCCGCCCGCGTGGTGGACCGCGCGCCAGAGCAGGGCCCGAGCCCGCCGGCCGCTCTGCGATGAGTACGGAACGCCCGCGAGCTACGAAGACGAAGGCAGCGACACCACCGAAGACAGCGCCGACGAAGGCGAGGAGTAGACATGACCACCGCACCGAACCCCCTGTCCCTTGACCGCTTCACCGTCTGCCTGGACAACGCAGGCACCGGCCAGCTTGTCATCGCCGACCGCGACATGACCCCGATCAACGGCGCCACCGCAACCGCCGTCCTGGGCGACCGCGCCCCGGCGGTTGTCTGGCACACCTCCGACCGCTACGGCTACATCGTCTTCCCGGCGACCGATGAGGGCGACCGCTTGGCGAGCCTGCTGTGCAGCCAGCTCAACGACGCCGACGCCGAGAACGACGCCGCCGGCCTCATTGACAGCGCCGCCAGCCTCGCCGAGCGGATCGAAGCCGAGCCGGGTGACGGCCTCACCGCCGAGCAGCGCCGCGGCCTCGCTGCCTACCAGCGGGCGATCACCACCGGCCTCTGGTATCGCGGCGAGGCGAAGGTCAACTACAGCGTCGGCGAGCGGATCACGATCGGGCACGTCCCGCCGACCGACTATGAGCGCGGCGTGATGACCGCGCTCGACGTGCCCGCCTGGGCCCAGGGCGCGACCGCCACCGTCATTCTGCCCGCGGGCTACCGGGCCGAGATGACCGTCCTGCTCGACGATCGCGACGACGTGGTCGCCCTGCCCAGCTACATGCTGTATGTCCGCCGGATCGCCGAGTGACCCGCGGCGCCTGGACGATCGTCGTCTCGGCGCCCGGCGGCGGGCTGTGGCGGGCCTCGGCGCACCGCTCCGACCCGGACGGGTGGGCGATGCTGCCCGGCCGCTGGGCCACCGAGGCCGAGGCCCTCGCCGCAGCCGAGGCGTGGCTGCCGGCCGCTGACCCGTGGCGCCTGTCCGCCCCAGCGCCGACCGCAGAGCCGGAGCCGGACGAAGACGAAGACGAAGACCCCACCCCACAACCCGCTGTCGCCCTGCCGGGCCAGCTTGACCTCTTTGGAGCCGTCCGATGACCCCCGACGTCTGGATCGTCCGCTGTAGGTTCCGCGACTTCTATGACCCGCCCGCCTTGATCTTCGACGACGTTCTGACCCTGAGCGGCCCCGGCGCCGAGGCGTTGGCGGACTCGCGCTTCGCCTCGGAGTGCCGCCGCATGATGGAGCGGGACAAGCACGCGCTGTCCCACACCGACGACATCGTCACCCTCGAACACAACGGCGTGGTCATGAAGACCGTCCGCCCCGGAGACACCGCATGACCCCGACCATGATCCGCCCCCATTCGCCCGCCCTCGACGCCATGCTCGGCGTCGCCCACTCGGTCCACGTTCACGGCTTCGTCCGGGTCGTTGACTACATGGGCAACGACGCCTCGATCGCTGCGGCTGCCCGCGTGAGCTACGGCCGCCACGAAGCCGAGCGCACCGCCGAGCAGGACGCCCGCCTGATCCGCTACCTCACAGAGCATCGGCACACGTCGCCCAGCGAGATGGCCGTCCTGAAGCTGCACGTCAAGGCGCCGATCTTTGTCGCCCGCCAGTGGATGCGCCATCGCATGAGCAGCATCAACGAGCAGTCGGCCCGCTACACCAGCCTCCCCACCGACGTCTATGTCCCCGAACCCTCCACGATCTGCGGCCCGCCGACCCTCAACAAACAGGGGCGGGGCGAGCCCTTGGCGCCCGAGCTTGGCGCCGAGGTCGCCGAGACGATCCACGATCTGAGCAGCGACGCGGTCGCTTGGGTCGGGACGCTGACCACCGGAGACGACACCTGCCCCGCCGTCGCACCCGAGATCGCGCGCATGGTCGGGCCGGTGAACCAATACACCGAATGGGTCTGGAAGATCGACCTCCACAACCTTCTGCACTTCTTGACCCTGCGCCTGGACAGCCACGCCCAGCTCGAGATCCGGGTCTACGCCGAGGTGATCGCGGGCATCGTGGCCCAATGGGTGCCCGCGACGTGGTCAGCCTTCACGGATCACCGGCTTGACGCTGTCACGTTGAGCGGCCCGGAAGTGCGGGCGCTGCGCGAGGCTTTGGCCGATCTGCCTGTCAGCGACATTCAAGGCCCGGCCGCGCGGGCGATGCTCAAGATCGGCGGGGGTGCGCGATGAGCGACGATCCAAGCCCGCTCGTGTGTCGGGGCTGCCGCTGGGGTCAGGTAGGGCGGGCCGCCTGCTACCGCCCGGATGATGACCATGACGATCTGCCGATCAACCGCATCATCAAGGCGGACTATGACGGCGATTGCCCTGTCTTTGAGGCGGGCACCCCAAAGCCGAAGCCGAAGCCAACGCGCGCCGAACGGGAGCGGGCCGAACTGCAAGTCTTGCTGGCCGAGCGGCGTGCCCTGATAGCCTCTCGCCCGGCTGAAATCGCAGCCGCCGAGCAGCGCGGCGCCGAGCGGGAGCGCGCGGCGATCGTGGCGTACCTGTGCCAGCACCGCGATGCTGCCGATCGGCGCGGGGGGCAGCACGTCGGGACCGGGCCGAACCCGGCGGTCGAGCGGTTCGTCCGGATGGAGTGCGAGTCGATCGAGCGTGGCGCGCACCTGCTCGGGCCAGGGGGTGTCCAGTGACTGCCCCCGTTGCCGACCCTTCGCGCCGCCGATCCGCGCCGTGGTCCGCCGCCGAAGACGCCGCGCTGATCGACTTCGCCGGCGGCATCCGGCCCGCCCCCTCGCCAGCCCCGACGCCCGCCGAGATCGCTGCCGCTGCCGAGGTGGTGCGCCTGCTCGGGTGCCGCACCCAACGGGCCTGCGCGACCCGCGTGTTGCTCCTGTCCGCGGTGGGCAAGGTCAGCGCTCGCGCCGCCAGTCGGGCCGCCGCTGTGTTCCGGCGGGTGCCCGATGAGGTTGACGCGCCGAAGGAAGTGCGACCCTCGCCAGTGGTGCGCGAGCGGATCGAGGTGGCGCGCACCGTGCCGACCCGGCGCGCCGCGGCCATCGACGCCACACGCCCGGCCTCTGCGCCGCCGCTCGCGAAGGTCGGCGACGGGGTCGATCCGTGGAAGGCGGCCCGGTTCTATCGGTCGATCGACGTCAGCGACCGGGCGATCGCGGCGAAGCTCGGCGACCTGTGCGCGCCGGAGCTGGCCCCCAGGCGCACCCCAACAGGCCGCGGGGAGTGGTCAGCCGAAGACGTGCGGGCGCTGCTCGGGTCGTGATCGTCGTGGTGATGGGCATCTTCGACAATCTTCGGGGATTGTTTGCGAAAGCTATTGACCGCATGAACCAGGGTCGATAGAGTGTGTGGGCGGGGCGGCGATGAAGCCGACCGCTACCGGGCCCAGCCCACCGGAGCCACCATGACCGCCACCTTCTGCACCGTTCCCGCTCCCCTTGAGACCCGTACCGGCGCCGCGCACAAGGCCAAGCTGGCGTCCATCGCTGCCATCATGCGCCGCGACAGCCACAAGTCCTGCGCCGCCGAGGTGCATGACAACGCCAGCATCCTGCTCACCGCCTCACAGGCCGCCTTCTACGGCGACTCGGCCGACCGCGACCTGCGCGACGCCTTCCACGCGGCCGTCGCCACCTACTACGCCGAGCGCAAGGCCGGCGTCCGCGCTGCCGCCTGACCCTCCCGGCCACGGGGCCGCCGCAAGGCCCCGGCACCGCCGCCCATCCGGGCGCACCACCGCCCACGGAGCCGACCATGACCCCGACCCGATCCATCGGCCCCTGGCCGATCGCCGCCTGCGCCGCCGTCGTCGGCCTGCTCCTCGCCGTAGTGGCGTGGGGCGCGGCTGAGCGGCGACACCTCGACTGCCGCGCTGAGCGGCACCCGGAGACCCGATGACCCCGACCCGCCCGCTTGCCGCTGCCGCCGAGCAGGCCGCCGCCGTCATCGCAGCCGCCGAGCAGCGCGGCGCCGAGCGGGAGCGCGCGGCCATCGCCAGAGCGTTGAGGCTGCGGGCTAAGACGCTGCGGAGCCGGAAGGTGCTGGGCCTCGCCGAGGAGGTCGATGCGTTGGCCTTCTACATCGAGCAGCGCGGCGGGGGCGACCGATGAGGCGCCGCCTGCGGGTCGCCCGCACGGTGCGGCGCACGTCGGCGGCGGCCCGGATGCGCGCGCACCTGCTCGCGCTGGAGGCGTGGATGGCGGCCGGCGGCTGGGGTGAGCGGTGGCGCTCGACTGCCGTGATGGCCCCTGGCGAGGCGGTGCGGTGTCGCACCCGGTTGATGCGGCGCGAGGCAGCGGCCGAGGGCTGGGCCGCGGCGGCGCGGCGGTGGGCGTGAGGTGAGGCGCCCGGCCATGGTGGCTGGGCGCGGGTTGAGGCGGCGCCGAGGGGCGCGAGGGGGTGACGTGATGGACTGGCAACCGATTGAAACAGCGCCGAAGGACGGGACCGCCGTCTTGGTCTGGCCGCCGTCAAAGCCGGGCACGATGACCTGCGCCGTCTGGGCCTCGCGCCATTCGCCGTTTGCGCGTCTGTGGCCCTATTGGCGACGGCTTGACGTGTCGGGGCATGAGCGCAGCCGGGATCTGCCGCCGACCCATTGGGCACCGCTGCCGCCGGGGCCGGTCGGGGCGTGAGGCTGACACCGCCCGAAACCCGCCCCGTACCTCTCCGGGGTAGGATGCCCCACAGGCTCCGCCCCTACGCGCTCCACCGGAGCCCGGCGGCGCCGTGGGGGTGCCGATGCACGATGCGGAGCGCGAGCGGCTGACCACGATCCTCGGCCTTGACGTGCGGACCTCCGCGCTCCGGGCCGACAACGCCGAGACAGCCGAAAGCGCCGCAGACTGGCGGCTTCACGCTGCTGTCTCGGCGCTTCTGCTTTCGATGCTGGTGACCGGCCGGGGCGTCGCCAGCGCGGCCGTGTGGCTGGCGTGGCGCGGCGGGGTGCTTTGGGGCCGGGCCAGCCGGTAGCTCTACCAGTCGAGCGGCTTCCCGTTCCATCGGATGCACCGGGCGCGCATGAGCGCCACAAGCGCGTCCACCGCGGGCTGCCCACCGTGAGCGAGCGCCTTCGCCTCGGCACGCGCCCATGCGGGGGCTGCCGCGCTGGCGTTGAGGGCGCCCAGCATGGCGGCCTCGGAGGTGAGGGCGGCCCCGGTGATGCTGGCCCACTCGGCGCTGCTGACGTGCTCCCCGGTGCCGGTGGACTCGCCCCAACCGGTCGGGTGGCCGGGGATGGAGCGCGACCAGACGAGGTCGAAGCGGCGGACGGCGGGGAGGGCGAGGGGGTTGATGCAGACGGGCGGGGACCAACACGAGTCAGGACGGCACATGGTCAGGCTCCGGTCAGGCGGCCGGGGAGCGACGGCCGGGTGTCGGGCGGCTCCGCGGGCGCGGGGGTGTCGTCGGCGGGGCCGAGGATGGCGAGCGCGACGGCGATCAGGGCGAGCGCGGCGGCGCGCTGGGGGCTGCTGAGGGGGCTGCCGCGCGGGTCGGCCCGGTGCGCGTCGTCGCTGGGCGCGAGGTGAAGGCCGGGGGGCGCGTCGGTCGCGATGGCGTAGGCGAGGGGCGGGCTCATGCGGCTACCTCTGCGGCGGTCGGGGTCCAGCCGCGGGCGATGGCGAGGGGGAGGACGTGCGGCGGCACCCATCGGACCTTGGGCGCGGCGATGATGTCGGGCCGGATGGCGCGGGCGCGGCTGGGCACGTCCCATTGGCCGCCCCTCGTGGTGCCGACGGCGATCCATCCGGCGGCGCGGAGGGAGACGCCGGTTTCGTGCGCGAGGGTGTACGTCACCACGGGGTCGCCGGACACCCGCGACCACCGGGCGACGGCGCCGAGCAGGGCCGACGCGCATCCAGGCGGGGCACCCTCGGGGCAGATGCTGCGGGTCAGCTCGCGCCAGCCGTCGGCGTCGAGCACGCGCGCGACGGCCCGGCCCACGATGGCCCAGGCGCAGGGCTCGCCGAGCCGCTCGCCAAAGAGCGCGGCCTGCGGGTGCGGTCGGTCCATGCGGAGGACTTCGAACGCGCACAGCCCGCCGATGACGCGGGGCAGGTGGCGGTGGTGCGCGCGGCACCGCGCCATCGCCACGGACAGGTCGGACGGCACCACGCGGAGGCGGACGGCGCCGGGCGGCTTGTGGCGCGTCATCGGCTGCGCTCCAGCGTGGTCTGAAGGGTGCCCAAGACTTCGCGGAGGTGCCGGTCCCGCTCCGCTGCCACGCGCATGTCGGCGCGCAGGTCGCCCACGATGCCCTCCAGCGCGACGATCCGGGCTTCGTAGCTGGTGAGGCGCGTCTCAACGGACCCGACCACCCAGCGGGCGAGCAGGCCGAGGGCGCCAACGAGGCCGCCGCCGCCGAGCAGGCTGGTGGCGCCCGCGGCGAGCAGGTCGGGCGGGACGTCGGCGGCGATGGCGGGGGCCGCGGCTTGGGCGAGGTAGAGGGCGAAGGGCATGGGTCAGTCTACCACGCTGTCGATCTGCCAGTGCGCGCCGTCCGGCCTTTTGGCCCAGTCGCCGCCCCAAGTAAGTTCGACGCCAGCGGGGACCAGCCCCTCGGCTTGCATGGCGGCCCACTCTGCTTTCACGGTGGGGGCGATCGCGTGGTAGTCAGGCCATTGGTAGCTCACCTGCCCGCCGAAAAGCGGCACCACGTCCACCGCTTTGCTGGGGAGGGTGTTGTGGCGCGAGGTGCCCGGCTTGGCCCAGGTGACGATGGGGCCGGGGGTGGTGCGGCCCTGCGCGTAGAGCCCGGCCTGTGTGGCGTTGCTCCGGTGGCCGTAGACCACGCGGAGGTCGCGCTTGAGGTCGGCGCGCCGGATGGCCCGGTCGAACAGCAGGACGAGCAGCGGATCGCAGGTGTCCAGCTCGGCGCGGGATGCGCGGCTCCATGCGTAGGGGGCTGGCATGGTCATGCCTCCGGTGTGCGGTTGCGCCGGGCCCAGCGGACGGCGAACTCGATGAGGTCGCGGTCGCGCAGACGGTAGGGTGCCGCGCGGCCGGGGAGTGTGCGGGCGAGGATCACAGCGCGATCCCGGCGGTGATCGCGTGGCGGGTCGCCCGGTTGGCAAGCGACACGATCGCGGCGAGGTCTTCGGGCGGACAGGTGGGGTCTGCCACGGCGTAGGCCACGGCGTCGCACAACTCTTGCAACCGCTCGATCGCGGCGGGCCCCCAGCCGATCCGCAGGGGCGCGCCGTAGGTGGTCGCGCCGTGCTCCAGACGGGTGAGGATGAGGGCGCGGGCGTCGGGGCTGAGGGTCGGCGGGAGGTGATCGCGCACGAGGGCCCCGGTCCCGGCGCAGGGTCCACAGTCGGCGAGGGCGAGGCTCACGGGAGCACCAAAGAGCCGTCGGCGACGGCGGCTTGCAGCGCCAGCCCGATCGGCCGGGCGATGGCGCGGCTGTCGGCGGCGCTCGGGGTGGTGGCGCTGTCGGTCGTCGCGGCGATGAGGGCCGACGCCTCGGGATCGGGGAGGATCACGACGATGCCCGTGGCCCCAACGGTGGTCCCGTCGGGGAGGTCGGCGCTGGCCCGAAAAGTGCTCTGGATCTGGATCATCGGAGTTGCACCTGCACCGCCTCGATGGCGATCTTGGGGAGGCCGACGCCGCTTCCGCCGTTGGCGACGGCGATCAGCAGCTTGATCGAGGTGTACGACCCATCTTGCCAGATTGGCAGCGTGACGGTCGGGTTTGCGTCGCGGCTCTGCGTCCGGCCCACAAGGTCGGAGCTACCCGACGCATACGAGGCGTCGTCAATAAAGACGATCACGTCGTTTGCGTAGGGCGCCAAGATGTACTCGACAAAGAGCGGCGTCGAGTAGTTGGCCCAACCCGCGGGCTTGGTGCTGCCCGCCGATGCCGCGCCGCCGCGCCGGGTGTAGACCGTCGTGGTCTGGCCCAGGATGCGGAGGCCGCCGGTCTTTGCGGTGCTCGCCGAGTCGTACTCCGGGGCGATGTCCGGCGCCGAGACGTAGAAGAAGACGCTATCGGTCGTGTCGCCGCACAGGCCGCGGATCTTGGCGCGGACCCGCATGGACACGTCGGGGCCCCACGCTTCGCCCAGTGGGATGGTGATGGAAAGCTGCGGGAGTTGGTTGGCCGTCGATGTCGTCGCGAGCAGCAGGCCGTCTGCCGCGCTCAGGGTGGCGGTGTTGTTGACACCGAACGTCCCGCTCGCGGAGTTGCCAAGGTAAGCGATGGACGCGCCGTCCACGGTGATGGTTCCGGCGCCTGCGGCGAGGGGGCCTTGGCTGCCCTGCGCCTTTAAGTCGGCCTCGTAGACCGTGCGCCAGCCGGCGGCGCCCTCCAAGGGGAAGTCAGTCGCAAGGTCCGGCGTCACCTGCACAAGCGCGCTGCTCTGCGCCGTCTGGGCGTCTGCGCCGGTCGCGCGGAGTCGGGCGCTGTAGGACTTGCCCGACGCGACGGGGATGACGTAGGGGCCGAGGCCGCTGCCCGACGACGGCGAGACGCTGGCCCCGGCCTCATCGACGACGGTGAGGGCGTAGGTGGTGCCGCCGGGGGCGCCTGCATGGGTCCACGTCAGCGACGCGGTCGTGGCGGACGAAGCCAGCGACTGCGGGGCCGGGGGCGTTGGGGCGGTGAGGTCAGCGACTGCGCCGCCGCCCCTCGTCACGATCCGCGTTCGGATGCGGCCCACTTAGGCGCCCACGCTGACGTGGGCGACGTCGTTGGATGCGCCCGCAACGTAGAGCACAACCGCGGGGGCGCCCGGCGTGGGGTTCAGCATGTAGGGGATGCCGCTCTCGATCCGCACGGCGTCGGCGTCGTAGGCTGCGCCGTCGGTGCCGCTTGACGAGACGAAGCCGGCCGATGCGGTGGTGTTGTCGGAGGCGAAGACTCGGATCGTGATCTCGCGCGCCCAACGCGGGAACGTGATCCTGGTAACGTTGCCCGCCGTGGCGCCAAGGGCGATCCGGTCGGTGATGGGGCCGGGGCTGCCGGCTTTGGTGATGATCGCGGCCATAGACACCTCGCACACCGAGCATAGCACGGGGCACGGCGGGCGGCACGCTTTGGGGTGCCTTGGGTGGCGCGGCTATGCCCAGGCGGGGCGGTCGGTGGTCCATAGTTCGAAGAGCCAGCGGCCTGCATCCCACTTGCGCGACTTCACCCAACACACCCGATCGGCCCACCCTCGGGTGGGGTCAGTCACAGCGACGGCGTCACCGGGCGCGAGGTGAGCCCAGGGCGGGGGTGCTGAGTAGGTGGCTGTCGATGGGGGCGAGGCGCGGAAAGCCATCCACATCAGGCCGATCGCGTACAGGCTGCGTTGGTCGTCGCACCACGGGAGGTTGATCTTCTGTCGGATCGGCTCGGTCACGTTGAGTCGGTTCAAGCCGGCCGCGACCCGTGCCCCGATGTTGATCGGGATCCGTGTGTCGGCGGCGCCTGCGACGGCTTGCGGGTCGAACTGCGCGACCGACGACGATAGGCCGGACACGGCGTTGATTCCGCCCGTGATGGTGAGGCTGAGTGGCGGGCGGGCCTCGTCTTGGGTGATCGCGGAGAGGCGGACCCAACCCTCGGCCGAGGCGTCGATCTGGGCGACACAACCCGCGGGGCCGACGTCGTGATCGAGGTAGCCGAAGATCAGGCCGTCGGGGCCTTGGCGGACGGTGAGGGGCAGGTAGGGCAGAACCTGCGTGCTGACGTAATCCCACGCGGAGACGTCGGGGTCGTTGAGGTAGCCGTTGAAGCTGATCGCGCGCAGGCGGTCCAACGCTGGGGCGCTTGCGACGACGTCAACAGCCATGCCGGCGCGGGCCAACAGGTAGACCAGAGCCTCGCCAGCGCCGGCCCGCGAGCGGCCACGGGTGACCGCAGACACGCCGGACGCCTCGTCCCAATAGACGCTGTATCGGGCGTCGATGCGGTCGATGGGGTCCGTGAGATCGACGCCGAGATCGACGAAGAAGTAGAACAGGCCCGATGCGGTGATACCCTGCTCGACGTCGTACACGAAGGCGCCAGCGGTGCCGTCGTGGATCTCGACGCTTTGGGGCGAGCCTCCCGACGTGAAGATGCGGGCGTCGTAGCCGGCGATCAGGAGCTTCGTGGCGAAGGCGCCGAACTGGTCGATCACATAGGCCGGGGTGGCGTAGGTCGGCGTGGTGCCGGTTGCGCCGGGCTGGCCGATGACCAGCGGCATCACGGCGTTGATCGCGTCTTCGTGGGCGTCGGGAAAGTCGGTCTTGGTGATCAGGGCGCGGGAGTCCAGCAACTTGGCGCCGCTGCCCCAAGGTACAGCCTCAAACGATGCGGCGAACCAACCGTCTGGCCGTTCAGGGTCATCGGTCACGGGTTGGGCCATGATGCCCGCGGCGACGGTGATCACGTCGGCCGTGGTCAGGCTGTGCTGCGCGCCGCTCGGGAGGTAGGGGGCAAGGACGTAGCCCAACGTGGCGCGGGCTTCGCGGAGGTCGTAGCCTCGCGCGCGGAGGGTCGCGGTCGGGATGTCAAGGTAGCCCTCGACTGCGACCTGCTGAGACGCGGGCTCGGCGCGCAGAATGTCGATCTGCTCGGCGTAGTCCACTTGTGACAGGCCGCCGTCGTAGGGGATCGGGGCGGACGTGGTGGCGTCAAGGATGGTGATCGGCTGGGTGGACAGGCGGAAGGTGAGGCCGGTCAGTTCGATCGTGAGCAGCCAAACGATGTCCGCATCGGAGCGTTGGGGGCCGGGCATCAGACCTCCTCGGTGATCACGAGGTTGCCGGACCTGACCACCTCATCGGTGAGTTCGTCGCCTTGGATGGTGTCGATCTGGTCTTCGGCGCTGGCGGTGCCGACGATGATCCCGGCCTTGCGCCAGATCGTCTGCGTCGTGCTGAGCGGCATTGTCACCTTGGGGAGCAAGGCGACCATGCGGCCGTCGGCCTCGTTGAGCAGGCCCGAGAGGCTTTGCAGGGTCGCTGCGTTGGCGTTGGATGCGTCGCCGCTGTCATAGTCCGGGTAGTCCGGGACGGGGCTGGAGGCCCACATCGCCGTTTCGTCCACGCCGTCCGCCCAAGTCATCTGGATCACGCGGCGCGCGGGGGCCGGGCGGGAGAGGTAGGTGGTGCGGTCGGGCTGGATCTGGATCACGGACCCGCGCTCGGTGGTCTGCGTCCGGCCCCAACTGTAGGGCTGGGCGAGCAGGTGTAGCGGGCCGATCAGGAGTTGGCCGATCGTGTAGAAGTCATCGGCTGTGTTCTGCGCGTCGATGACGATGCGCCAGCCATCGGCGTTTTGGGTGAACGGGAACAGGACGGCGACGTCGGGCGCCCACAGTCGAAGGTTGCCGGTCGTTGGGGTGCCGGTGTCGGCGCCCTCCACAAGGATGCGAGCGAGCGGGCCAGCGTAGGTGGTGCCGCTGAGTTTGCCTTCGGTGTTGTGGCGGATCCGGCGGCGGGCGGTGTCGTACTGCGCGGTCCACCCTCGGAGTTCGCCGGTCGCGAGGTAGGGGTCGGCGGCGCTGTAGCCGCTGGCCATGATGGTATCGCCCGTGCGGGTGAAGGCGTAGGTGGCGCCATTCAGGGCGGCGTCGATTGCGGCAACCTCGGTCCACGTCCCGCCGACACGGGCCTCAATCGCGCCCGTGCGCCAGTTGATCCCGCGGAGGATGACAGCCATGACCGGGGCAACCGGGGCGCTGTCGGCGCCGGTGGCTTGCAACTGGAACGCCAGCTTGAGTTCGGTGTTGTCGGCGGTCGAACGCCAGCCGATGCGGGGGGACCGGGCGATCTGGGGCAAGACGCGGCGGGCTGCATAGGCGGCGTCGGGCGAGACGGTCCACGTCTGGCCGGTGAAGAACGGGCCTCGGAGCGCGCTGATCGACAGGCCGGCGCGGGCGAAGACAGCGAGCGGGGCGGGCGCGATCTGGCGGCCGGTGAGCTGGGTGGGCATGGTGCCGGCGCTGTAGTCGTCCCAATGGAAGGACGACCCTACGTTGGCGTAGCCGGCGCGGGCGCCGAAGCTGGCCGCGGCGAAGTACCACCGGGAGCCGATCGTGGTGGCGAACGCGCCGCTGAACTGGCCCCATTGGATCCGGTGGTTGCCGACCGTTCCGCCGTCGCTGGTGAGCCCGGTCACGGTGCCCAAGTGAGTCCAGCCGCGGGTGTCGTCGTCCTTCCAATAGCGCCAGAAGATCGCGGCGGACGCGCTGGCCCCATCCATGCCGACGCGGATCGTCTTGATGTCTTCGTCGATCAGACTCGTTGTCGCGATCACGAGGCCCGTGATGTCGTCGTAGACCACGATGGCGACGGTGTTCTGTCGCACGCTGATCTGGTAGCCATAGACCCCGTTGTCGACTCGGCACTTGAAGGCGATCCGGTCGGTGGACGTGTCCACGCCGGTCATCGCCCGGAAGGCGCACTCGGCGATCAGGGTGTCACCCTCGGTTGCCCGGACGGAGGACGAGGACGCGTAGGGGTCGTCCATCGTGACGTAGGCGACGCCACCGATGCCGCTGCTCGTGATGTTCAGCCGGCCGGGAGAGGCCAGCGAGGCGGCGCCAGAGAGGGCCTGCGTGAAGGTCATCGATTGGGGCAGGTTCCCTGGAAGTTCGAAGGGGAGCCACTGTTGGTCATAGCTGGCCTGATCAGCGTACCGGCCGGCGCGGACGGTGGGGGGGAGGGTCACGGTGCGCGACATTCCGCCCAGGTACGCGATCCCGAGCGAGTTACCGAGGGTCGAGGTTGGGGCGCGCCAGTTGTGGGCGACGGCGACCCGGCCGCGCCAGTAGACCGCCGAGATCGCCGTCGGGGAGACCGCTTCGGCGGTGGCGGTCGAGGCTGCTGTGTTGGGGCCCCACCACCGGGCGCTGTAGTCGTAGCCGCCGGCGTCGGACGCGCTGTAAGTGTCCACGCCCCAGGGGGCCCAGGTCTGCCCGACGTCTTCCGAGAACATCACCTGCCCGCGGTGCGTCTTGGCGTCGGGGTCGGCGGTGTAGTGGACACCGAAAGCGTAGACCACGCCGGTATCGTCGCGGACCAGGGCGAAGCCGTTGTGTAGGCTGACGGTCGCGGATCCGGCGTCGGTCAGGTAGCCGGAGCCCAGCGCGGTCGTGCCGCTCAGGGCGCTTGTGACGACTGCGGACTGCGGGCCCTGGTACGCCGAGCCGTAGCGGCGGATCCGGGTTGAGTAGCTGCTGGCGGACACCGCACCGAAGACGCCAGAGATGTGCAGGAACTGCCCGTCTACAGCGACCACGTCGCCGAAGCCCTCGCCCGCCAAGGTGGCGACGCGCTGGAAGGACGCGCCGAGGTCGCTGCTCGCGTACTGATAGGTCGTGTTGGTGGTGCCTGACAACGTGTGCAGGAACAGGATGATCTGGCCGTTGGCGTAGGCGGCCCGGATGCGCCGGATCGATGAGCCGGTCACACCCAAGACGGTGGCGAAGTCACGGGCGGCCGGGGCAGAGGCGATCGACCACGTCGCGCCGTCGTCGGCGCTGGACCAAGACCAGATGTAAGCGAGCCCGCTGACGGTGTCTTCGACGGCGGCGAAGAGCATGAGCCTCGCACCGACCGCGAGAACACACGGGGCATAGGGCGTCTGGCCGCGGGCGTTGACCGTGACAGCGGAGCCCCACGTCGTCGATCCGGCGGTGCGGGTGTAGGTCTCCAAGGTGATGCCGCTGCCCGACCCTACGCGGGCCGAGGCGACCAGGGAGCCGGCGGGCGAGACGGCGACGTGCGGGGTGATCCGGTAGTTGGCAGCGGAGGTGCTGTAGCTCAGGGCCTCCCATTGGCTGATCGCGCCGGGGCCTTCCCAGCCGCTCCAGTTGGAGGTGCCGTCCGGGCTCGCCACGAAGGTCGCTGCGCCCTGCTCGCCACCGGGGAGGCCGGCGGTCTGCACTCGGATCGTCGTGGCCTCTGTGGGCACGCCAGCGCCCCGCAGGCTGCCCGCGTAGGTGCTGGTAGGCACAGGCATACCCGCGCGGGGCGACGCCTCGGTGATCGTGCTGTGGGCGTCCCACAGGTCAGTCACCGCGTCGAGGCGGGGGTCCATGACCACAAGGGCCGGGTGCTGAGAGCGGGTGGTCGTCATCGGCTGTACCCCAAGGCGCCGACTTGGCGCCCGGCCATCATAGCACCTTGGAGGACGGAGGACCGCTGCAACTCGTCTTGCACGAATCGGCCGAAGTGCTTGTAAACGGGGACCATGACGACGTTCTGCCCCGGTGCGTTGCCGCGGTTGATCGCATCAACGCCGGACTGCCCCCCAACGGCGCGAACGGCTTGACGGCTTAGGACAGCCTCGCCGGGGAGCGCGTTGATCGGGACTTGGTCGGCCATCGCGGTCCCACCCTGAATCATGCCGCCTCGGTCGAAGGCGGGCTTTTGGGCCGCGATGGTCGCGACTTGCGCCGCGGTGGTGGCGGCGATGCCGGTAGCGGCGATGGGGCCCAGGATTGGGCCGAGGCCCGCCAGGGCGCGGGTGATCGCGACCGCTCCGTTGATGGTGGCCTCGGCGATGCCTGCGGCCTTCGCGACCTTGAACTGTCGCATCGCCAGTTCCCGATCTCGCTTGGACGTTTCCTTGGCGACAACGTTCATCAGGTCCGACACGCCCGAGGTGAACGCGATCGATGCGTCGTGGAAGTTGCGCGCGTTGTTCATGCGCTTGTCGTGGATCGCCTGCTCGGTCCTCATGCGTTCGTCGGTCTCGCGCTTGAGGAACGCCGTCCGGTTGGCCTGGGCCTCTGCCTCCTGCGTGCGCTGCAACTCGGCGAGGTCTTCGACCAACTGCGTTCGCACGGCGTCTTCGGCCGCCGACGCCTCCTTGATCAGGTCAGGCTGATCAGCATACAGCACCATGATCGCGTTGAGTTCTTTGATCTGCCTTGACGCGGCCATGCCAAGTTGCCGCTCGGCCGATACGCTGGCGGACGTGGCGGCCTCGCTGATGCTGCGGATCTTCTCAAGGGCGGCGGCGCGCTCTTTGTCGGCGGCGATTGCCTCCTTGTTTGCGTCGGCGGCGCGCTTTGCGCCCGCGGCCTGCTTGTCGCCGGAGGCCAGCGCAGCCTCGCCCAAGTTGCGGAGGGCGGCGCCATCCACGTCAGCGGCGCGCCCCATAAGCTCCAAGCCGGTCGTGAAGTTTTCGACAACGCCGGTGCCGATGCTGTTCTTGAATTCAAGGAACCCGTCGGCGAGGCCGGTGAGCTTGCCGCCCACGTCGCCCATCCCCAGCGCAGACAGGGCGCCGCCGACAACCTTAGCCATGTTGGCGTAGATCGTTGGAATGGCGAGACCCCAATCGGCGATCGTCTGGAGGTAGATGATCACGCCGCTCTTGAGCGCGGAGCCGAAGGCGGCGAAGGTCTCGCCGGCCAACGTCGCTGCGTCGGCGATCTCTGCGACGACGACAGCGCCGTACTCTACCGCAGGGGAGAGACTGGCGCCGATCTGGACTGCGGCGTTCTTGGCGGCGATCTCAGCGCCAGCCATCGCCTGCTCGGCTTCGGTCAGGTTCGCCGCAAAGGTCGGGTCAAGCGGCGGGAGTAGCCCCTTGTCCCGCAGTGGGCCAAGCTCCTTCTCCAGGTCGATCGCGGCGGTGACCAACCCAAGGACTGCGGCGGCGGTGCCGGCTACCGCAAGCGTGGCAAGGGCGGCGCCGCCAGCGACCGCGCCGAACGTACCGCCCGCGACCCCGAAGGCTTGGCCCAACTTCTCGATCTTATCGACGGGCAGGCCGATCAACTCACCGAAGCCCTTGAGGCCCTCGCCCATCTGCTTGGTGGCCTGCTCAGCGGCGCGGGCGGCGTCCTTGACCGCCTGCGCCTGGACCTTGGCCGAGCCCCGGGCTGCGTCGGTCGATGCCTTCTCGGCGCGCTTGAAGGCGCGCTCAAGGCTGACGGCCATCTTCTTGGCTTGGCCGTCGGCGTCATCCGGGATCGATCGGAGCTTGCGCTGTAGCTCGCTGATGTCGGCGCGGAGGGTCAGTGTTGCTACGTCTGCGGCCATTCAACCCCCGGCGATGCGGCGAAGCTCGGCCGCGGCTGAGGCTATGATAGCCCGCTCACTGTCTTTTCGCATCTTCCGCAACACCTGCCAATGCTTGCCGCGGTGAACGAACACGACGTAGGGGATCAGCGCCTTGCGGCCCTTGAGCGCCTCCAAAGCCTGGATCACCCGTAGCTCTCGGAGTTCGGCCTCGTTGAGTTCTTCGCCAGCCTCAAGGCGGGCCTGGAGGTCTGCGCGACGCCCGCGGAGGCGGCTGATCTTGCCGTAGTTACTGGCGTCGTTCTCAACGCTCGCTTGGATCACAAGGCCGCCGTCTTTCTGCTCGATCGTCCTGAGATACAGGAACGAGTCGAAGCTGTTGCCGGTAGCGGTCGGGAAGCGGGAGTCATTGGCGCGCGGGTAGCTCGCCTGAACGTAGGCTCGGGCGTCCTTGAGTAGCCGATCCATCTCGGCGGTCACGGTGGGCGCCATCTCGCGCAACATCTCGTCGATCTTGTCGGACAACACCGAGTCAAGTTCGACAGTTACGTTGCCTTGCCTTGCTCGGATGCCGCCCATCAGCGCACTCGCTTTGCGGCCTGCGGTTGGGGTGGCGCCTTGCGGCCCTTGTCTGGGTCGCAATGCACGCGCCACCAAGCCATCAGGTCGATCTGAACGTCGCGGGGTTGGCTTGCGAACCAACCCGGAGGCTGGCCCCACAACCGGCAGATCTCCAACGTCTGGAAGTCTAACCGGCCTGCGGGGCTGCGGTAAAATCCTCGGCGGCGGCCACCTCGCGCTCAAGCAAGATGACCGACGTAGCCAGCCCCATCAACGATGCCCCAATCTCGTTGATCTCCTGAAAGGTGACCCCTTTAGCTTGCAGGTGATCGAACACCCTCTCCCCAAAGATGCCCGCCTTGCCTTGCCACGGGATGCCGTGGCAGTCGGCGCAGAGGCCGATGATGGCCGCAGCCAAGACGTGCCGATCCAAGTCGCCAGCGAACGCGGAGGCGGCGCGAGCGGCGGACTTGGGGGCGTGGGTGCGGTAGGTGCCGCCCGCAAGGGTGATGCTTGCGGGCGCCTCGGCGGCGACTGGATCGGTGGACATCGGGGCTCTCCGATGGGGGGTGGCTTGACGGTGCGCCCGTGCCGCCGGTGGGGGCGGCACGGGATGGCGGATCAGGTGGTCAGGACAACGGTGCCGTAGATGGTGCCGCTGAGCGTGACAGTGTTGGGCTCGCCCTCGGCGACGTCGGCGGTGAAGTGGACGTCCTCAAGGGTGATGACGTGGTCGGCGGCGTCGCCGACGTTGGTGCCCTCGACGGTGAATACGACGTCGAGCGTGTAGACATCGCCGGTCGCGGCGGTCGTCGAGGTGTTGCCGGCGTAGCTTGCGCGCTTGAGCACCATGTCGAGCAGGGTCTTTTCGGTGGCGTCGGTCACGTCGGCCAACTGCGCCGAGAAGCTGACGGTGGGGTAGACGCGGGCACCGCGGCGGAGGCTGTTCAGGACGCCGCGGGTCTCGTAGGCATTGACGGCCCGGCCGAGGGTGTCGGTCTCCATGCCGGAGATCGACAGGTCGCCGACGCTGAACGGGACGACCAGGGACACGGGCGAGCCGGTGCCGTCTTTGAGGGTGATCGTTCCATCGGTCAAGTGCTTGATAACGGCGGACGCGGCCATGTTGGGCTCCTGCTACTGTAAGGGGAGAGTGTGGGCCGCGGCCCAGGTGAGGATAGTGATCAGGGTGCGGCCGTCGCCGCTGATGCTGCGGCTTGAGCCCGTGATGGCGAAGCGGGGCAGGTTGGTGCGCGCGATGCCGTACACGGCCAACCTTAGCACGTCTTCCTCGGCGAGCGCAGTAGCAAAGTCGGCGGCGGTCGCATCGGCGCGAAGGGGGCGGCTAAAGCCCACTTCGACGATGCTTTCGACGTGCGTTCCTTCGGTGGCGCGCTGCCGCTCGGTCGCGGTCAGCCGCTGCGAAGACGGAGACCAGACGGACCAAGCGCGGGCCATCTTCGCCTCGGTGTCCTGCCCCAACTGGGCGGGAAGGAACCGCGAGCGGGTCCACCGCTCGGCGTCGGGCGACGTGGGCAGGGTGGCGGTGAGGTGGTCGCCGATGCGCGCAATGAGGGCGGACGTTGACAGCGACATCAGAAGGCCCTCGACTTGGGTTGACCCAGGAAGAAGACAGGCATCGCCGCGACCTTCTGCGACGTCGCACTGGGTTGGTCGGGGTCGATGACCTCAGTGTAGCGGATCGTCCGGTAGGCTTCGTGGTAGTCCCGCTTGTAGCCTTCGGCGGTCTTGCCATACGCCTCGTTGAGGCCGGTGGTGAACGACTGGTATACCCGATGTAGGGTCAGCGCCAGCATCGCCTCACGCACAACGGCGGCGCTGGGCATCTTCCAAGGGTACTGCCCATCGCTGAGCAGGCGATTCAGCAGGGTCTTCCAAGCATCGTCGAGGAACGTCTGGAAGTTGGACAGGCTGTGGATCGGTGCCGAGCCCGAGGGGTTCAGGGCGGGTTCACGGGCGTAGAGATCGAGGTCCGTGACCGGGTTGCGGATCGCGTTGCGGACCAGGGCGGCGTCGGTCTGAATGACCTCGGCCACGCCCGATAGGGTTAGCGTCCACTCGATCCGCCAGTCGGCGCCGTAGGACAGGCCCGAGGTGGTCGCGGCTGCGACTGTGTAGGTGGCGATTGAGCCCACCACGCTGCCCGAGGCAGCCACGACCACAGGGGCAGAGGCGGCGGTCCAGATCGACACGACGACGACGGAGGGGGCAACAAGCGCGCCAGACAGGTACACCGGACAGGTGATGACCGTATCCCGGCCCTTCTCAATCAGGGTCGGGCCGGCGAATCGGACCTGATAGGCTGTGCTGCTCATGCTGCCCCCTCCGTTGGATCGGCTACTTGAAAGCGACGATCCGGTACTTCTCGCCGTTCGTCACGGTGACCACGGCGTCGGTGGTCGTGTGCGTACCGTAGGCCACCACGAAGGCGCCCGCGGTCATGTTGGACGGGATCGCGAAGACCAGCGTGGGGATGGTGGCGAGGCCGTGGGCGGTGCTCTGCGCGCTGCCGTTGCCGGTGACCTCGGCCGACAGGAAGGTGGCCGGCATGGGAGGAGCCCAGGCGCCGGAGATCCGGGCGTAGAGGGTGCTGGCCGCGCCGCCGTTGGTCCGCAGGTAGATCGAGCCGTTGGGTGCGGAGGCGGACGGGGCGCCGCTGCCGCTGGTGAGGGTCGGGGACGTCGAGACGTCAGCCTCATCGCCGGAGATCCAGAGGGTCACCTTGCGGAAGGCGTCGCCAGCGGCGCGAATGTGACGGAGGGGGCCAGAGGCCATGATGTACTCCCAGCCGGCGCTATGCCGGCGACGGCGCTATCGCCGCGAGGAACCGGCGTCCGGCCGGCGCGGAGGGGGCTTGCCGCCCTGATCACGGATGTCGATGCGGATCGCCGACTCGCGCGCCATTTCGGTAGCGCGCTCAGGGCGGACGCCCTCGGAGATCAGGCGGCCGGCTACCTCGTCCATCGCCTTGCGAGCGTTGGTGCTCTCACCCATTGGCCACCTCGGCGACGTTGGCGCGGGCCTTGCGGGCGCGCCTCAGGTTGGCTTCGGCTTCGGCGGCGCGCTCGGCCTTGACTTCGGGGGCCGCGGCTTGGGTGGCCCGGCGCTGGGCGCGCTCGCCGAGGCGGTCTTCGTACCGCTCGATCCAATCCTCGGACGGGAACGGCACCACGCCGGTCTCCATTAGCCACAGGCGCCACTTTCGGAAGGACTGCTCGTTGGGCTTGGTGAGTTGCGTGGCGTGCTTGTTGCCGGGGGCCTTGACGACCTGGACCCAAGCCTCAAGGTGGATCGCGCCCTGCGTGCCGTCGTACCGGCGCAGGTAGCCGGGGCGGCCGTCGGGGGTCATCTCGGCGGGGCATTGGTGGGGCTGGATCAGGATCTGCCCGCGCGTCTGCAAGTTGGAAGCGAGGTGAGCGGTGCCGCCGCCCTTGTCCACGCCGTTGCTGCCGGGGGACACGTCGTGACGCTGGATCGTGGGCAGGTACACCGGCTCGCCGCTGATCTCGCTGAGTTCGTAGCTCTCGGGCGAGCAGGACAGCAGGAAGGCCGGCGAGGGGTCCAGGCGGATCCGCTCTGACGTGGTGAGGGAGCCGACCGACTCGCCCATGATGGGGGCTTCGGCGGCGCGGCGGCTGTGGCTGGGCAGGGGCATCGGGGCTCTCCGATGGAGGGGGAACGAAGGGGGGCGGGTTGGGTCGGACCCGCGGCCGTCCCGGTGGTCAGGCGAACCTAACCACCGGGCGGGGCACCTATCAGGCGTCGGTCACGATCTTGACGGCGCGGGCGTCCTCGATCATCGCCACGCCGAGGAAGGCGCTGGCGATGACGGTGTTCAGGCCGCTGGTGCCGGTGCGCTCGAACTCGACGACGACGGGCGAGACGATCTGCGGGTTGACGCTGCCGCGGAGGGCGGACAGGGGGTGCGTGGCCTCGGCGTAGCCGAAGGCGCCGCGCGACCACATGCAGCCCGCACGGTCGGCGCCAGCGTTGGCGGTCGCGATGCGGTTGTTGGTCCAGAAGTCAACGCCGAGGTAGCTGCCGGCGTAGCCCTTGCCCTTGGCCGCGATCATATCGGCGGTCGGGGCGGAGAAGGACAGCGCGCCGCCCTCGCCGCGGAGCGAGTTCTGCAAGTCGCCCATCTGCTGCCCGTGCAACATACAGTAGAGCGCATCGACGTTGTTGGCACGGAGCAGGGTCTGCGTCGCGTCGATCACGTCGTCGAGGGTCAGGTCCGCGCCGGAGGTGCCGGTCGAGGCGGTGACGCCGCCGAAGAGGCCGACGGTCAGGTCGTTGTGGCGGTTGATGTAGGCGGACACCGCGGAGGCCGACAGGCGGTCAAGGGTGATCGCACCGTTCAGGCTGGCCACCAGAAGCTCATCGCTGATCTGGAGCTGGATCGCCTGACGGGCGATGGTCAGCGTGATCTGATCGCTGTCGAGCGCGGTGTTGGACACGCCGGTCGCCTCACCGGGGGCGGTCATCACGAGGCTGTCCCAACCGGCGAGGGGGATCGCCAGGACCAGGGAGCCGCGCGAGGCCATCGGGGAGAAGTCAACCAGGGCGGGCGAGCCGCGCAGGTTGATCAGGCTGTTGAGCTTGGTGAGGATCTCCATCTCAAGGACGGAGGCGACCAGAAAGTCGCTGGAAGCGGCGAGGACTTCGTTGGCCATGTTGGCTCCAAAAGCGAGGGGTGGAAGGTGCTTTCACCTGCCGGCCTACGCATTTGTTACACGGAGCGACCGTGAGCCGTTGGTATGGGTAGGGTAGCGCACGGCGGGCCGGGGCGCAACCCCGTTGCCGCTACCGCGAGCCGAAGATCCCGGCGAGGGCGGGCGACGCCGACTTGAGGATGTCAGCGCGGTGGACGGCGTACTCGGCCGGGGTCAGGTTCGCGACCGTGGCGGCGGTCCATCCGGCGTGCGTCGGCGCGGGGGTGGCCTGCGGGGTCGCCCCGGAGTTGGCGCCGGGGAGGGGCGCTGCGCTGCGCGGAGGGGGCGCGGCGGCCGGCGGGGCGGCCTTGGCGGCGGGCGCGGCCGTGGGGGCGGTGGGGGCGCCAGGGGTGGCCTGGGCGGCGGGCGCGGCGGGCTGGGCGGCGTCGGCGAAGTACGCGCCGAGGGCCTTGGGGCGCGCCGTCGGGTCGGCCTTGAGTTTGCCCATGTAGTCACCGAACGTCGGGCGCTCGCCGGCTTCGTCGGGCTGCACCTTGTCGTAGAAGTAGCGGGCCAGATCAAGGCCCTCGGCGTCCGTGATGCCGGCCTCAACGCCAGCCCGGAAGGTGTCGTGATCGGCGGTCACCTTGGCAAGCGTAGCGCGCAGGGTGTCGGCCTCGGCGGCCTTGGCTTCGGTCGTGGCGAGGGTGGCCTTGAGCGCGGTGTGATCCGCCTCGATCTCTTTGCGCTTGGCGATCTCTTCGTTGAGTCGGCTGCGGGGGACCATATCGGTGTCGGACATCGGGGCTCTCCGATGGGGGTGGATCAGGATGCGTTAGGCTTGCGGGTCAGGCGGGCGATCTGGCGGGCGGCCCAGGTGCGGCCGGGGTCGCCGCCCCAGAGTAGCCACGCCTGATAGCCCGGACTGTCAACGCCCCAGCCTTCGCCCTGCTTATCGACTTCGTGGCGGGCGAAGAATGAGGCCATGCGCTGCAACGTGGACAGGCTAACCGGGTCGCGGCGCGCAAGTTGGTTCGCACGGGTCAGGCCGATCCGGGTGCCGCCCCGGTTGCTGGGTGTCTGAGCCTCGCGCAGCTCAAGCCCGCGGCGGGCGGCCTCGGCGACACGGGCGGGCGGCGTGACGGTGCGCTCAGCCATCGAAGGCGTCCGGCGGGGCGGTGGTCGGATCAGCGGTGTCTTCGTCGTCGTTGCTGGGGGCGTCGTCTTCGGTCATGCCCACGGCGTCGGCGAGGATCGCGCGGACCTGCGCGGGGGTGGCGCCGTCGTCGAGTTCGTCGATGGCGTCCTCGATCGCGTCGCGCATGGCGTCTCGGTTCGTGGTGGGCGCGGGGGCGTTGGTGGGGGCGTTGGGCGCGGCCGGCATGGTGGGCGCTGGGTTGACCTCGGCGGCGATCTCGGCGAGGCGGCGGGTCGCGACGTCGAGGGGCACGTCGTTGAGGGCGGAGAAGGCTTCAGCCTGCGACATGAAGCCCGCGGCCAGCATCGCCATGACGTGCTCGCGGTGGGCCTTGAGTTCGTCGGGGCTGCGCGGAACCTTGGGATAGGTCAGCGTGTAGCCGCCTTCCGGGAAGCGATACCGCTGCGGGATGGGCTGGCCGGCTTGGTCGGCGGCGAGTTCGAGGCCGTCGCTGTAGCGGTTGAGCAGGATCGCCACAAGGCGGATCAGGCGCTGATCCGCGGCCTCGAAGATCGCTTGGTAGCGGCGTTGAAGTTCGCGCTTGCCTTCGTTGGTGAGGGCGATGGCGGCGCCGCTGCGGGCGTTGCCCGACAGGCGTTGGACGTCGCTGGGGCTGATGCCTGCGGACTCCATGAGCGCGCTGATCATGTTGCCGAGAACCTGCTCCTGCGCGACGATGTCGCCGCCGGGCTGGAACTGGCCGGCGCTCGGTTGGCCGGTGAAGCCGGGTAGGACGTCCACGATCAGGACCGACGTTGGGTCGGCCGGAATGTAGGACCGGCGCTGGCCCTCTTGGTCGGCCATCGTGACGGCGGCGCCAGCAGGAACGCCGCCGATCAGGTACTTCTGCGGCCAAGACGCATCGGCGAACGTGTGCATCAGGAAGCCGTGAAGGACGCCGCAGGTCAGCGTTCCATCGACGATCTCTTGCCAATCGAAGGGGTCGAAGAGACGATCGCCGTTCGGGGCTGCGTGGTAGAGCACATAAGGCAGGACCGGCGAGCCTTCGGGCGTGGTGCCTTCGGGGGCGGCCTTGATCTGGCGGGCGGTCGGGGTGGCGCGCCAGGGGTAGTCAGCGCCCGACAGGGTGCGACCGTAGACGGCTTGGGTGATCTCTTGACCGAGACCCCAACTGCCGGGCGTCGGGGTGGAGGCGTAGAGGTGGACGCTGTGGTAGGGGATCTTGGCGGACACGTCGTAGACATCGACGGTCCAGACCTGATCCCCGACGCGCTGCCCGCCCGTGATGCCGCGCTCGGCGAGGTAGGACGCCGACCGCAGGCGTAGCTCTTCGACGCGGGCCGGCTGATCCGGGCTACCCTCGGCCGCGCGAGCCAAGACCAGATCGGGGTAGACCGAACGCACCCGGAGGCGGCCGGTCTCGGGGTCGATCGCGGAGTGGACGAACATCTCGCGCAGGCCCAACGTGTACTGTTGGACGCGCTGCATCATGGGCCACAGGCCGCTCTCGGCAAGGGCGGAGGTCATGTTGCGGAGGTCATCGGCGCTGGCGACGGCGTGCTGAACGATCGGGGCGCTGTCGTACAGGACCGACAGGGCCCGACAGATCGACTTGAATGGGTTGATCGACAGGCTTGGGTCGGCCTGCATCGACGCGCGCGCGGTGCCCAAGACGGCGTCGGTGCGCTCGGCGAGCAGGCGCGACCACGTCCCCTCCAGCATTGACCGGCGGGCGCGGGTGCTCTTGACGCGCTGGTACTCGACATCGCCCGCGGGGAGCGGGATCGACCGCTGAGCGGAGTCGGCGGCGACGGCTGCGTTGGTGATGGCGTCCAAAGTGGTGACCTCGCGTGACAGGATAGCACGGGGCGGGGCGTACTGCTACCGGAGCCAGATCACGCGGAAGTCGGGGTGGGGCGCGACCGGGTAGAGTAGGCCGTCGCTGATGTACCACTCGGCGGGCTCGCACCGTGGGCCGGGCTGGCAGGCGTGGACGCTGACGATGATCCCATCGGCGGGCACGCCCGCGGCGAACTCATCGGCGGTCACGGTCTGGATCGTGATGGTCTGGCCGGCGGGCTCGGGCGTGGCGGCGCTGTCGTCGGGCTGGGCGCAGGCGGTGGCGAGCAGGAGGGCGGCGAGGGGGCCGATGGGGGCGGTGGTGCGGTGCATCAGGAGACTCCAAGGCGAGGGACGTAGACCAAGCGGCGTCCCTCGAAGATGCTGTCGTTGAGGGCATAGCGTAGCGCGTCGATCACGTCTTTGCCGGGGTGCTTGGGGTGGCCGTCGAACTCTTGTAGCGCCTTGATCAGCGTTCGGCACGACTCATGCACGCCGAACTGCCCGCGGTGGAGGATGCGCTGGTGGACGTACTTGTAGCCGAGGTTGACGCTGCCTTGCCCGCGACCTTCGCCGCGCTTGACCTGCTGGAATTCGTTGCGTTTGGTGACGACGCGCGAGGCGCCGCGCTTCTTGCGTTCCAAGACCTTGCGGATCGCGGCGATGAGGTCGCTGTTGCCCTTGCTGCGGTACACGTTGTCGGTCGTCGTCTTGTCGCCCCATGCGGCATCGACGTGTGACCAGTCAAGGCCCCACCGGCCGAGCATCGCCAGGATGCCCTCGGCGTCGGCGTCGATCGTCTGGTCTGTGCCGCCGATGTACTCGCCCGCGACGAAGACGTGATCGCCGGCCGGATCGGTGCGGACGAAGGCGAGGACGGCGCACTCTTTGCCCACCAGCTCACCGTGATCGACGCCAACACAGACGCGCCAGTCTTCGCCGGGCTGCTGAGCGAACTGGCCGGCGACGTGCTCCATCGGGCTGAACCGATCGAAGACTTGACCTGTGGCGCGCGGGTTCCATTCGCCATGCACCACGATTGGGTTTTCGTAGGGGTCGCCTTCGTCCTCCAGACGCTTGACGAAAGCAGCGTCAAGCGGAGTGCCATCGTCGAGCATGAGCGGTTCGCGGGCGCCGACCGGGATGAACGACTCGGCGCGCAGGGGTTCCCAGATGTCCTGGATGACCGGGGGCGACTTCTCGGTGAGGGCTTGCAGCCAGTCCATCGGCCCACCGTTGATCGGGGTCAGCGACCCCAAGATGCAACCGGCGCGGCGCATGACTCGTTTGTTGGCTTCGTGGTACACGCCCTCGGGCGGCGGCTCATCGAAGAGCACAAGGTCGAGAGTGGCGCCAGCGAAGGCGATCCGGTCTTGACCCGTGGTCATAAACTTGACGCGCGACCCGTTCTTGAACACCGCTTCGCGCGATTCGTTGCGGAAGCCGCCGCCCGGATCGAAGCGGTCGAGGTTCGCGAGAACGCCCTCGGGTAGCAGGTCCACGAACTTCTGTTGGATCGGGATGGACTGCTCAAGGCGGGCGCACACGACCCAACAGCGGATCGGTGGGGGCTTGACTGCGAAGTGCGGGTGCTGGCCGAGGCACCGGCAGATCACCTCATACAGCGCCACGGTGGTTTTGCCGCTGTGTTGGTTGCCCGCTCGGATCAGCTTGCGGCGGCTCGGGTCGCGCAAGAACCGATCCTGTCGAGGCAGCCAACGGATGTAACCGCCGGGGTCGCGACGGACCTTGGCGGCCATGCGCTCTGTGGCTGCGCTGGCAGCCTCCAGGGCCGCGAGCAGGGTTTCCCGCGTGTGTGGAGTCGGAGCGGCGGCGGGCGCGGCTGTGGGGCCTTGTGGCGCGTCTGGCGGTGCGGTGGTCATTCGCCGCCCAGGGGTTCGATCGCGGTGCCGTCGGCGTAGGTCACGGGGAGGTGGAGGCGGGCCGCAAGTTGGCGTAGGGCCTCGACGGCGAGGGCGCGGGGCAGGGCGGCGATCGGATCGACGATGCCGGCGATGAGGTGCGCGTCGGGGGTGGCTTCGTCGGCCTCGCGCTCGCTGGCAAGGGCCGCACCGCGTTCGGACTGCTCGGCGGCGTCAAGCTCTTTCAGTAGGCGCTCGGCGGCGATGAACGAGCCCTTGGCGATCGCCAAGCCCACCATGCGCCGGAGTTGCGCCGACTTCGGACGGCGGGCCCAGGTGTCCGCTTCGGCGGCAAGGTCGGCCTCAACCTGTAGCGCCTGGGCCGCCTTGAGCGCAGCGACGGCTGGCCCGAAGTCGCCCGACGATCGGGCCTCGTCGGCGACCTCTTGGAGCTGGGCGTGGCGGGAAAGGGTCAGGGCTCGATCCTGGTTTTTTTCGAGGGGTGCGGAGGTGGACAGGGAAAGGGCACCCGGGGGGTGCTCGGCTTTGGCACATGAGGGGGGGGGGGGGGGTCGGGTCGGGTCGGGTCGGGTCTACCCTGGCCCCCTCCGGCACCGGGGGCAGGGCGCCGGGGCGCGCCAGGGAGGCCGGACCCAACGCACCTCGGCGGTCCCGTCCTCGTGATGGTAGACCTTGCAGTCCAGGCCCGCAGCCTTGAGCGTGGATGATACCTCAGGCCGTAGCCCACCGCGCACGCCACCGCCCGCGCTGGGGATCTCAGTCAGGACGTCGGCCTGTGACCGATGCTCGCCGGGCTGTAGCCCCTGCGCCAGCGACCATGCGGCGACGGCCACGGGCGGGGCCGTGAGCAGCCACGCGGGGAGTGGTGGGCCCTCGGTCGGGGCGGTCGGTAGCGTGGAGGGCAGGGGCATCAGTCGAGGCGCTCCCACCGTGACGGGCCGTTGGGCGGGCCGTAGCCCATGCGCCGCCAGATGCCGTGGTCGGGCGGTGACTCGCCAGCCGCAAGCGTCAAGGTCTCGGGGTTGGGCCACCGCGGGCCGATGTCTTCATCGTCAATCGGTGTGTCGATCCGCCAATGAAGGTTCGGGATGGCCTCTTGCCAGACGCAGCCGAGCGTCCACCATCTGCTGCAGCTCGCGAAGTGGGGCCTGCAGCTCAGGGCCTCGCTGATCAGGCCCGACGTGTGTTCATCGTCGGGCACTTCGATCCAGAAGTGGTCCAGCGCGGCCAGCGGATCAATGTTGCGAGGGCCGCGACCAATGGTGTTGCGGAATCGGATCGGCGTGCCGCGCTCCTTGAGCATCCAGTGAGACAAGGCGACCACGATGAGGTCGGCCAGCCCGGCCTCTGGGTCGGCCTCAATGATCCAGCGCATCAAGGCCATCGCCATGTCGCGATCCTTCGGAAGATGCGCGAACCTCAGTGTTCCGCCCATGCTCAAGCCGCCGCAGCGCAGCCCGCGGCCTCGGCGCGGCGGGTGCGTTCCCACCGCTCGGCGTCGGGCCCGCAGACTTCGTCCCACAGCGAGGACACCGCAGCGGCGTATAGGCCCGACCCCGTGAGGCCGGTGGCGGCGCAAAGAGCCGACCATGCCGCCGAGGTGCGCGGACGCAACCGGATCCACATCGCCGGCTGGGTCACCGTGTCGAGCAGCGACGACTTGCGCCCTCGGCGCTCCATGCGGTCACAGGTCAGCGGATCGACCTGCACTTGAAGGCGCAGCCGATCGGCATAGGTCGCCGCGAGGGTGGCCACGAAGTCGCCGAGGGTGATGCGCCCGCCGTCCTGTAGCAGCGCCGCCGCCAGGGCTGCGGCCTTCCGCTGTGTGTCCAGCGATGCGATCAGCAGGACAGCCATGCACGCCTCCAAGGGGGTGAGGTCACCGCCCCCGCCGCGACCGGCGGTTGTCCGTCGCGGCTCCGCTCGCCGAGGTTGCCCACAGCGGGCGGCTTGTCGGGTGGGCGGTGGCCTCGACAGGGACAATAGCACGAGCGAAGACGAGGCGCAAGCGGGGAGGACTCAACCCTGCCGTTGGGGGCCTCAGTCCATGCCGGTGCCACACCTTTTGGCGCCGTGCCATAGCTCGTGCCACAGGTATGGCAGCGAAAATCAGCGTTTGCGCTACCCTTTGGGGCCGTGCCACAGCTGCCATACCTTTTCGCCAAAATTCCTACACGCTGCGCTGCCGGTATGCAGCCTCTATACACTCCCTCTACAGCCTTTTCTCTACTTTTATACTGAACAGGTATGGCACAAGGGTGAGAACATGGCACCAATGGCTCCTTTCGCTGCCACAGCTTCAACGGCAGGTCTGGCACAGCTATGGCGCGACAGACGAGAATAGCGCCCCTCACGGCATCCATAGTGGCACACCTTTTGCCACCACTGAACAAGGTATGGCACGACCCCTCAAAGCGGACAATCGCCAAAAGCTACACCCCGGCGCCACTTTGGGCAGTCCGGGGTGTATCCAACAGCGTCGATCTGGCCTGTCCAGCCCTGTCACGGCTACGCATAGCCGGGGGCGGTTTATGTCATGGATACCACCTGATCTCGCGGCGTCCTGCGGTCTGTCCGCGGCGCTTCGACCACCCCAAAGCCCCGAGTATTCCGGCCACTCTCATCTCGTCGCCGCGGGAACAGTCCGGTAAGTCCTTCCCGAGAGTATGCACAAGGACGTCGCGGGCCGTGATCCCCTCCTGCCGCTTGACTACATCGGAACACATCGACTCAATCGGCCCATGCCAGGGGTCGTCGTGCTCATACACACCCCGCGCATCCTCGATCGCCTGCTCCTGCGCTGTATCCAACCACCACGCCTCTCCGGCCGCGACCGCCGCCGCCGCTTCGGCCCACACCTGATCCCGGTTCGCCGCCGTCCACACGAGATCGATCTTGCCGACCGACACCGGCCAGAACCGGCGCGCACCCGTCGGATCCGCCAAGAAGGTCGGTTGGTTCGTGGTGCCGACGAAGACCGTGGACCGCTTGAGCGTGATCATCGACCGGCCATAGGGGGGCCGGAACCTGTCTTCTTGGGCCGACAAGAACGCCTTGACCTCTTCGGCGTCCTTTGCCCGCGTGCTCGCCAGCTCGGCCAGCTCATAGCACCAGACGCCGCGAAGCCCTTGCAGCGCGTCCTTGTCGCCGAGCTTGAACCTCGTGTCACAGAAGAACGGCGCGCCAAAGAGCGTCCGGCACCACGTCGACTTGCCTGCGCCCTGCTTCCCGGCGAGGATCAGCACGGTATCGACCTTACAGCCCGGCTTGAGCGCCCGCGCCGCCGCTGAGATCGCCCACGCCCGGCTGATCGCCCGGTAGAGCGGCGAGTCCGGCACCCCGAGCGCCCGCTGGAGCAGGGTGTCCAGCCGCGGCACGCCATCCCAGACGAGGCCCGCGAGGTAGTCCTGCAACGGGTTGCGCGCCCACCGCCGCTCGGCGAGATAGGCCATCACCTCGGCGACCTGGGCCGACGGCACCCGCAAGTCGAAGGTCCGCCCGATCCCGATCGTGATCTCAGTCACCACCGCGTCCGTCACCTCGGCCCCGTCATAGGTCAGCCGACCGGCGAAGGCGTCATAGTCGATCTTCTTGGCAAAGACCGGATCCGTCCCCAGCGCAACCTCGATGTTCTCAAGGCACCGGATCGGCGCCTTCACCCATCGCATCACGCCGTGCTCATCGGCTTGCATCGCCTCGGCCGGATGCACCATGCGCGACCGGATCGTGTGGATCAGCCGCTCCCGCTCCTGCGCCGTCGGGCTCCGCGGTGGCGGTGGTGTCTTGATGTTCGGCGCGTCCTGCGCCGTCTTGCCGCTCTGCGGCCCCTTCGTACTGCTACCCATCGAGCACCTCCTCCCACGCCTCGGTCAAACCCTTCACATAGCCGCGCTGAACGCTGGCCCGCGCCCGCCCCTCGTCAAGCCCGGCGGCCCGGCCGGCTGCCACAAAGGCGTCAAGCCAATCACCCGGCGACGTGATCCATCCCGAAGCCTCGGCCTGCCCGACCTTCCGCCCGTTGCCATAGCAGGACATCGACTGCCCCGCGCCCTTCGGCATCGTGGCGAGCTTCGACACCCGATGCTCCAAGACCTTGTGGACCCACCCGGCGCGCCGCTCGGCCTCCGGGGCACAGTCCGCCCCGAACCGCGCCAAGGTCACCGGCCGGTTGATGCGCTCCCTCGGAGGCTCCGGGTAGGTCCGCACCAACCACGCCGGATCGAGCAGGGCGACGTCGCCCACCGGCTCGCATCCCGGCGCCGCCTGCCCACCGCCCGCGACCCAAGACTCGAAGAGGTGCGCCCGATCGGCCGGACACGCCGCCGTAAACCAGATCCGCGACGGGTCTTTGGTGGCCTTGTCGGTGACCACGCCGAAGGTAGCAGCCCACCGCGCCGCCGCCGCCCACACGACCTCCCACCGCTCGCCAGCCACCGGCACCGACAACGGGAAGACGATCCGGGCCTTCGTGCGCTCGGCGCTGTGCGAATACGACGTGTGCCCGATCCGAAGGACGCTGTAGCCGGTCGGGCCTTCGCAGTCGCCGAGCAGCCTCAAAGTGTCGAGCGGCGCGCCGTCATCGCAGTCGAGTACGAGCATCGACAGGCTTTCAACGCCCGCCTTGCACCGCCGCAGCCGCCCCTCGGCATCCGGCACCAATCGGCCCGCCATCCACACCGGGGCCCGCGCCTTCTCTTCGACGATCAGCGGCTTGGTCAGCCGTTCAACGAGTTGCCATCCGTAGAGCCGCCGTGGGCGCATATAGCGCCCATCCACCCATCCGGCGCAGACGTCCCACGTCCCGGTGCCAGGGCGCGGATCGGCCTCGGGAGACGGCCCCGCCGCCTCCCACAAGTCCTTGATCATGTTGTTCCCCTTGTAGCGCCGCCTGTTGAGGGGTAGCCAGCCCCGGCGGCGCTTCGGGAGGCTACCCCTTCGACGGCCCCAGGTCAAGCGGCGCGCCGAACTTGCGCCCGCGCCCGCGCCGCGGTAGCCTGTGAATGGCGCTACCCCTCGCCCCCAACGGCCCGCCCTTTGCGGTGCCGTCCGTCCCGCCGCCCCCTTGAGGGCTTCGACCGCCGGCCAGCGGTCGCGACAGGCGGGACGGTCACGGGCGGGTCGGGCGCCTCACAAGGGGAACCACAATGAAGACAAGCGCCCAGCCCGACCGGGCTGTGATCAGTCATGCGCGCGCCAAGGCCATCCTCGACGCCGCGCTTCCGTACAGCGACAGGGCCGCCGACCATGCGGCCGGCAAGCGGTGCGCCGACCCGGACCTTCTCGCGTACCAAAACACCCACCCGCTCGCCATCCTCAGCGGGATGACCTGCGAATACTTCACCTGGGCGCCGAACGACGCGCCGCAAGATGGCCGCGGCTTCGTCGATCCGCTGGCCCGACAGGCGCGCATCGGCGGCGCGATCCGCTCCCCGCGCTTCAACGACCGCACCCCCGCAGCCGCGATCGGCGGCACCCTGCGCGACCTCTGGTCATCCAAGCGCGCCGACATCTACCGGCACGTCCTGGGCTCGCCGAAGACCTGTCAGGCGCCCGGCTGCGCCACCCCGATCAACCTTCGCCTCGGCGATTACGACGTGGACCACGTCGATCCGCAGCACGCCGAGATGGTCCGCGACCTCTTTGACCTGCTCGGCGGCCCCGTCGCTGAGGCTGATTGGTGGGGCTACCGCTGGCGTCAAGGCGCCAGCAACGGCCTGCGCGAGCACCTGATCCTCCACCCCATCGGCCCGCTCACCGTCCTCGGCTTCTGGATCGACTGCGGCACCTATCAGGCGCTGTGCAAGCCCTGCCACAAGGCGGCCACCAAGGCGCGGAAGGTCGCCTCATGACCGCATCCCTCGCCCCGATCCCCATCCCGACGACGGCGCCGATGCCGCTGCGCGCGTGGCAAGCCGAAGCCCTCCAGGCGATCCGCCAAGCCCTCGCCAAGCGCCAACGGCCTGTGATCCACGCCTTCATGGGTGCCGGTAAGTCCGTCCTGCTCGCCGAGACGGCCCGCGCCGCCTGCCTCAAGGGCCTGCGCGTCGTGATCTTGACCCCGCGGCAGAACCTTGTGCGCCAGTTGGCCGCAACCATCGGCCTCTTCGTGCCCGGCACCGGCCAATGGTACGGCGTCAAGAAGCGGATCGGCCGCGCGACCGTCGCCTGCTACGCCTCCCTTGACACCCTGATCGACGCCTTCGCCGAGAAGGGCCTAACCTGCGACCTCCTACTGGTTGACGAGGCCCACGGGAGCGAAGGCGAAGGGGTCAAGGCCGGGATCGAGCGCATCAACGCCCGACATCGGGTCGCCGTCACCGCCACCCCCTACCGCTCCCAGCGCGGCGAGCGCATGACCTTGTGGGATGAGGTGGTCTACCGCTACGATTGGCGAAGGGGTGTCGCCGAAGGCGTGATCGTGCCGTGGCGCGTCATTGAGTGGCCCCATGACGCCTGCCCCGACGTGGACGACGCGCTGATCGCGCTCTTCCGAAGCCACGGCCTGCCCGGCGCGACGCTCGCCAACGCCACGTCGATCGAAGACGCCGAAGCCTTCGCCGTGCGCCTCACTGGCGAGGGCTGGCCCGCCGCCGCGATCCACAGCCGGATCAGCGCAGGCGAGCAGCAAGCCCTGATCGATCAGCTCCGCGACGGCGCCCTGTCCGTCTTGGTCCACGTCTCCATGTTGTCCGAGGGTGCCGACTTCCCCTGGTTGCGTGGCCTCGCCCTGCGCCGAAACGTCGGCGCCAAGGTGCGTTTCGTGCAAGAGGTCGGCCGAGTCCTGCGATCCGACCCGAAACAGGGAAAGCGCGAGGGCGTCATCTTCGACCCGCTGGCCCTGATGAGCAAGTGGGGCCTCGATCACGCCGATGCCTTGGGCGACGTCGTCGAGACCGACGGCGTAGCCGACACCGTCGAGCGCGCCCTGCCCGGCGAGCGCGCCGAGAAGGCAGGCAAGAACGCCATCAAGACGATGCCCGTGGACGACTGGATCCGCGCCGCGCTCGAGGTGGCTCTGCCCTCACTACACGACGACACCACCCGCCGACCTTACCTGCTCGCCGCCTTGGGCGCGCTGAGCCAGTCCGCCCCGCCCGTGGCGACCGGACCCCAATGGGGCCGCTTAGACAAGCTCTGCGACGGGAAGCGCGGCCCTGTGCGGTTCCTGCCCTGCAAAGAGACCCGCGACCGCGTCCGCGCCGCCGTCACCCGCCGCGCCCTGTCCCGGCACCAAGCGACGCTCCTGATCGACCTGCTCTTGTGGGCCCACGAAGAGAGCCGGAGCATCCGAGACGCCGCCCGAGACCACTTCGCGCGCACCGGATCATGGGCCGGCGCCCCGCGCTGGGAATGGCCCGAG